GTCGCTTTGCCTGCGTTGACTTGAGCGGTAGTAACGGCCATTGATACCCACCTCCTACACAATCACCAGCACATCGTTTTCCGCCGGAGCAACCGTCAACCCGCTTACCGTCAGCACCCCGCTGCCATTCGATTCGGTAATGTCCGCCTGCTTGCCCCTCAACCCCGCCGTCAACGTGCTGCTGGGAAATAACACGATCCTATTCTTAAATTGAGATTGCACTGTAGGCGCAGGAGTCAACCCAGACGTGATGATGTTCGTCACGCTGGACCCGGCCGCCACGGTCCCGATTGCCATCGAAAGTCCTGCCCGCTTCATCGCCGCTACCGCGTCCGCGTTCCCGTCCACGGCCTTCAGATTGGCCGCAATGTTTGTCTCGTTCAGGTCAACCTTGTGCTGGGCAAGGTCATTTCCATACGTGTCGATGTGCAGCGTTTTCGCGCTGAACGCGATGGGGACCGTTTGGTCCTTGATAACTGCGTGGGCCTGCGAAGCCGTCCGCTCGGCAGCCGTGAGCGTGAGAGCATAGACGCCACTTCCCACAGCCGCCGGTAGATTGATCGTGTTGGCCAACGCCCCGCCATCCTTCGACAGCTTCACATCTCCCGCCTCAAACGTGATCCCGGACTTCGGCTCCCCGGTCGCTGGATCGTAGAGCGTAAATACCTCGATTCCCAATTGGGCATACTTGCGCATGAGGTGCGTCTCCGTCTCTGCCTTGATGACCGTATCGCCGACGCTGCTGGACACCACGCCGAAGTTGCCAACCGTAATCGGGGCCGCCCCGTCGTCGATCTGGTCCGCGTCCTCGAATCGCCAGTAGACGGTCCCCGTCTTCGTCAGCAGTCTTTCGAGGCCAGCCGAGTTGAAGTTGACCGAATCGTGTCCCATCGTCCGCGACGCCACAAACTTCGGTGAGCGGCCTGTCGAGAAGCTGCTATGAGTCAGCCGCGCCAATCGCCCTGCCCGCATATGGTGCAGGCTGAAGAATCCACCGTCAATATGAATGGATTCGCTCGATACGCACGTTACCAGCGCCTCGCCATTACAGCAATCGTAAGCGTTGGCAATCGTCTCGCCACTGCCAAGCACGAATCCCAACGAGCTAGACGTCGCCGTGGTCGCGTAGGTCGTGTCATTCGTCCTGATGAAAATCTCCGTCTCGACCTTGCCGCCGTTGACGTTGGACCGATCGTCCTTGCGGACAAACGCCACCTTGTCCCCGACACGCATCCGCACGGGATGGATAAGCGAGAGCGAGATGCCGCTGAAGCTGTCAATGTTGGCGAATTCGTCCGTAACACTCCCCACAGCACCATACTTAGGAATGATGATCTTGACGTTACCATGCGTGCTGCTGGAGTTGATGGACTTGTAGAGCGCCTTGCGGCCTTCGTTGGCCAGGCCGCCGTCCAGGTGCGGGTACTCGATGGAGTCGCCGGCCGTGTTCTGCGAGCCGCCATCCCGCAGCAAGAGCGTGCCGACAATCGCCACAGTGGGATTGCGAATCGTCACGCGGCCCGTGTTGACGCAATACGCTGCATATCCGCAGTTGTTGAACTCGCAATTCGAGTCAAACAGCGTGTTGACGCACTGCGGGTTGTCCGAATAAAACGCCTGACTCGTCCAACGATGGACGCTCGTCTCGCCGCAGTTGAACATGCACTTGCTGAATGTGTACTCGGCCGTGCCAATCGATTCGGCGTCATTGGCTGCCCAGAACAGCCGCTGCGCCCGAAAGAAAGTGCAGTTCTTCCAGTGATGCCACAAAGCCCCGCTGCCGTCCGCTGGCCGACGCTGCTTGATGAGCACATCCAGGCCCACACCGCTGACGTTGGTATCAGGTCCCCGCACGCCGTCGAAGTTTAGATACTCCCACACGTCGCCTTCTGAATTCTGAAGCTGAAACATCGGACCAGACGTTCCGCCAGTCCATTCTAGATAGGTGCAAGCCCCAGATTTAGCCGCCATCTGCGACAGGCTCTTGCACATTCCACCACCGCCGAACATGCGGAAACTGTTGGCGTTGGGAACCGTGACCGTCGATGACAATTGAAAACGGCCAATCGGGTAATATATGGACTTGTCACTGGTGCTTCCTGTCAACGCGGCATTGAGAATCACTTGCAGACGTGCCGAGTTGATCGCACCGAACCCAACACCACGCACAAGCGGCTCCGTGCCGGCCATCCCTTCGGATGCGGTTGGGTCGGTAACGTCTACGATTCTCGCATTGAGAGTCATTTATTCCGCTGCTGACTCCATAAATACATTCCGTTCCAGCGCCCGCACGCGCTCGACGTTGGATGCCTGCGTCCGCTGCATCTGCTCGATAAAAACTTGCATGTGATCGACTGTCTTGCTGATCGAATTTCTAGACTCGGAATCAAAAATCAAACTTCTGGAGATCTCCTCCTGTAGTCGCTTATCTAGCGCCGCCAGCTTCGCTTCAGTCGTCGAGTTCACGTCTCGCATTTCTCGCTGTAGCCGCGTGTCCAAATCCGTCGTCAGTATCTTCAGCTCACTGATGTGCGTATTGACTTGCCCCCAGTTATAGGACTTCTCCAATTCGCGACCGGCCATCGCCGTGACGATGGATTCTAGCCGTGCTTGGTCTTTACCGTAGCCCCACGAAATAGCTCCGAAGACCATGCCGACAATACTGAGAATAATGCCTGCAAAGCCAAGGTAGGTGCTCCACTGCGGCCTCCCCATCCGGTTGATTTCGTTCGCAATCCGCGACATATCGCGGTCGAACTGCTCCGCCATATTGCGGACGGTTTCGGCCAGCGACTCTAACGCTGATTCCAAGCGAGCAATGCGTGACGAATCTCCGTTGCGTGGTTCTGTTGGCATGGCCGATCATGGTGTGCTACTTCGTTTGCTGGCGCTTGTAAAACCACCACCCCCAGCCAGCCAACAGCGGCGCGGCAATGATGCCTATCGCCTTGCCCTCGGTCGAGTCGAACTTGCTGGCGTTGAGCCAGAGCGTAAATGTCACCCAACCCAGGATCATTCCCAGCAGGACAATACCCCACAGCGGATGTGGTGCGTTCTTGTTGTTACTCATTCGCCTCTCATCGATTCACCATCCCCCGCGTCGCGTCCAAATCAGCCTCCAACACCCGAATCCGCCGCTGGGCCGACTGCAGCTCCTGTCGCAGCCGCTCGTTCACTTCCGCGATGTGCAGGAAATTGACGCCCAGCATCACCAGCACAATCAACTGGCACACAATCGGGGTTATAGTCCATGCCTTGCTCACCCCGGCATCCTCACCATTGGGGCCCGCCCCTCCCGCTTGGCCAACGCCAGGATTCGCACCGTGGTTCCGAACGCCAAATTGTTCATCCTCGCCAGGTAGTCGGCCTCTAGCAGCATCTGCTTGCCGTGGTTCTCGACCGTGGTCGTCTGCTCGTGGAGCGTTGGGGTTCGATATCCGTGGTCGAGATTGAAGTCCATAACTCACCCCGCCACACTCACGGTCACGCCATCCGCCCGGCTGTACAGTGCGTCGTAGTAGCCCACAAACCACCGCGTCCGCTGGTTGGTCGTGTGGACCGACGACGGGTACGGGCAGTAGTCGCCAACAGTTGCGTGTTTCACCCTGCCGCTGCGTGCAGCCCGAAATCCTTCCACGTACTCGGCGGTCGATTCGGCTGATTCCTGTTTTTGCGAGTCGATTTTTCTCATGCAAACCAGACCTGCTTACGCAGTGCGGCTTTCCCTAATTACGTTTCTGCGAGAATTGCCTTCAGGTGCTCTCGCATCTGAATCTCCTCATGGTGTTCCTCTTCGTGACACCGACCGCATAGTACCTGAATGTCTTTGTCCTTCTCGCGACCGAGCCGCTCATAGTTCAGGTGGTGCACTTGCAACCGCCTCCTTGCTCCGCATTGCTCGCATGCACCGCCTGCGTTCTTTATCTTTTGATGCCTTTTGGATTTCCACCAATTGCTTTGCAGGTACTCACGATATGGCAAGTACTTGAGCTGCAAGTCACAATTGACTCCTGTCTGCTGTTGACGCTTTCGCTTCGGCTGCTTACGTCGTGACTTGGATTTATTCGCCGGCTTCGGTTTTCCTGCGAGTATCCACGCCGCAAACCTATCCGCATCCGCAATGGACTTTTTCCGCCGACGTTCTTTAGCACTGAGGTATTCGCCCCCGACGTAAAAGTTGACCGGATACAGCTTCCGCTCTGGCTTCGCTACACTGTCCATCGTTGGAACCTCCTATTCAGGTTTCAGCCGCGGCCCCGGTGTTCACGCACGCGGGGCCATTTCAATGGCCAGCATGGGAATTGCACCCATTTCTCGTGCTTATGAGGCACGCGAGTTTCTGTCTCTCCCGCTGGCGTCATGGTGTGGGGCGGTATTTGTCCAGGCCGCACCCCACAACGGCCCTTATCGCTAGTGACAGCCCCTGATGCGTCCGAACGGCCGCCACGCCAGCACGGCCCCGGCCGCTCTCCGCAGCGGTCTTGCAGCGAACGCCCTCCGCACTGGCCCACGCGCCATAAAGGCCCGCCCGTGCCCTCCTGGGCAACCTCCAGAGTAGACGTGCGTCTCCTGGTAGGTATGAGAATCCGCTACAACGGGCGGGGTGTACGTGTTGACGAGCACCGATTGCATCCGGCACTGTCCGCTCTGGCACTGCGCGTCAGCGGTCGACGCGAGACACGCGAGAATTGCAACCGTCAAGGAATACTTGACGATTCGAACTGGTAAGGAACTCTTAACAGTTGGCATTGGATCACGCTCCATTTCTTGGTTGATGGTTATCGAAATCGACCGAACAGTCCCCGTCGTCCCGAATACGTTTGGCCAGACGTTGCCGCTTTGCCGGGCTCGACGGTCTGGGACTTCAGCGGCTTGCCGACGTTGGGCGAGTGAGCACAGTTACACTCACTGGCCGCGCAGCCGCACCGACAGTTTCCGGTAGGCAGAGTTGGCCCACTTGCTCGCGTGCTGCAATGTCCAGTAGAGCAGCAGAGCGTCTTTGTCGCGGGACTGGCTTTTCCCGTGCGTCGGCTGTAGTCGATGAAGGTTTCATTGAGCTGGCTCCCATCGCTGAATTCAAAGCAGTACCCACCTTCGCACTCGGTCACGGACTGACAAAAAGCCGGCCGCTCCGTAGGCGTTCCAGTCACGGATGAGGGGGGAGCGGCCGGCTGGAAGCTCCGCGTCAACAGCGGCGGGGCCATCGGCGGGTCGGACAGCGGCAGTTCGCCTGCTGCTGACGGTCCTGTCAACGCGAAAATAATGATGATTGGTTTCATGCGTTCATCACAACAGAACGAAGTGCAAAAGCCCACCCAGACGACGAACGAATAAGGTTCATCGAGTCGTAACCGAACCCTTGCTCACCCCAACCTCCTGACCAACTGTTGGCGTACTTCACAAGCAATTTGCCATCCTTGTACACGGGCCTTGTGTAGCAGATCGAATGGCCAGCACGTCCGACAACAACCGGATGTTGATTCAAGAGCGCCGTGATAAGCTCCGGCACGGCATCGACGATGAACCATTCCGTTGCTCGAAACTTCTTGGCTGTCGTTTCCCAGCCGCTTGGCTTCGGATTCCGCCATCCCGTATTCGCCATAACCTGATCACCGAACTTGGCTCGGTTCTCTGGCGTGTCGAGTGGAAGGACTCCACGCTCCGCCATTTCCTCTAGTCCGTCATCGACCATCGCGCCACTGTTCGGGCTGCTACCAATCCGCTGATAAAGGCTCATGGCCGAAAGGTGGGTGACGTTCTCTTTTCCGAACTTGGCCGCCTGCAAAATCTCATGTGCCTGGCTGCAAGCGTTCGCGACGCATGATCCCTCTTGCTTTTGGTCGTAGATGCGAGTGACAAGCTGATCCGCCCCGCCGCCAGCCGCGTCCATTTGGGCAACCAGGTCTTTCCACTGACTTTCTGGAATGACCTCGATGTTGTCCGCGTAGGACTGGCACCGCCAGGATTCAAACCATCGCACACCGGCATTGCCGAACGTGTAATGCGGATCGGTCACGAAATCCACGTCGATAAACTTTGGATCGATGTTCATCCGCCGTGCGCCCTCAATGTGGCCATGACGGTATCGGCCGTCGCGGTCGCGGGCAGCGATTCCTTGTGAACTAGCGCGCCAGTCGGCTGATCAACCACGAACAATACGGGAAGAGTCATGCCAACCAAGTGAGGCCGCCATGTCGCAAGCACGGGCGTTGGCTGGCCGTTTTCGTCCACGTCGTCGTCGTCGAGAACCGCGAGCTTGTGCCCCTTGCTGGTGATGTATGTCGCGTGGGGCGCGTTCCGCAATCCAGTAATCAGTCTCCCTGTAGCTGGCGTGGAGCTGGCAGACTCACTAACGATTAAGAGCGTCCGCTTGCCCACCGTGACGGGCGGCGGAGTCGGCCCCGGCGGCACGGGCGTTGGCCCCGGGGGGACTGGAGCGGGACCCACGACGTGAATCAGGCACGACTTTAACGGCGACATCAGGCCCTTGCCGTCCACAGCCTTCGACGCAACCGCCGTGACCTGGTACGTGCCGGCCTGGTAGCCGATGACGCGAAGCTTGACGACGTTCGAGTCGGTCGTGTACTCGCGGAATGCGTCCAGCTCGGGCGGCACGGAAAATTGAAAATCGTCTCCGTCGTAGGTCATTTCGACGGCGGCCAAGCGGCCCACCGCGGCCGTGACCGCCTGTGGCATATCGACCGTTTGCGCCCGCAAAGTAAGCGTGAGCGTCAGCAGCAGGCCGATGATGGTGAGGAGGCGGGTCATGCGGCCTCCCAAACGATGTGCGGCTCGCCAGAATGGCCGCAGACTGGACAAGCGACATATTCGCGGTCGTCATCATTTGGCGGACGACCGAAGATACCACCGCACACATGGCCACACGTCTGGCACACGGCATCCCAATCGCCGGGCTCGACAGTCGTCGGAACCTTGACCTCATTGCCGAGCACGTCGGTTACAAGTAGGTGGGGTCGCGTCACTTCTGCACCACCTCCGGGAAGTTGTGCACGTTGCCACACTTTGCTATACTGTTCAGGTGGCTAGGGCGACGGCCCGAACTGCCGGCAACTCCACCGGCATGCCACCACTTATCCTTGGAGGCATGAGGAGAGATGCAATGGGAAAATTCAAGCACGGCTGTAGTTATAATCCCACTCCGGAATATCGTGCATGGAGTGCAATGCTCAAGCGATGCTACTCTCCGAGCACTCAGTACTTCGAGCATTACGGAGGCCGCGGTATCACCGCCTGCGACGAATGGCGAAGTGATTTTTCTCGATTCCTCGCTGACATGGGCGAACGACCTCCGGGAACTACCCTCGACCGGAAGGACAACGACAAGGGATATTGCAAGGAAAATTGCCGCTGGGCCACAAGACAAGAGCAAGGCCGCAATCGACGCACCAACGCTCTGCTTGTGTATCGCGGAGAAACGCGATGTATTACGGAATGGGCGGAAGTTTGCGGCATCAGTGTTGAGATGCTGAGGACTAGACTCAAGCGTGGATGGAGTATCGAGGATGCCATAGCAAAACCCGTGCAGCAGCGACATGTGCTTTTTACCTGCTACGGCGAATCCAAGACTCTTGCTGATTGGGCTGATTTCTGCGGGCTGGCCCAAACCACGATTCAGGCACGACTGATGCGAGGATGGAGCATCCAAAAAGCGATTGAACAACCAGCTCAGAAAAGAAGGACTACTCATTAGTATCCTCCTCGAAATTCGACAAGGATCTTGTCGGTCCATATAGCGTTCCGCATTTTTGAAACGCAAAACGCGAACGCGATCCAGTGAGTTTCACGTAATCCTTGAGAAACTGGCCGCCAATCCCATCGCAATAATTCACGATTAGCTCCCCGGCCGCTTTATCCGTCGAGTGAATGTGAGCCAGCATTCCTCCGCGAAGCTTAGGCTCTGCATGAAAACTGCAAGCCTCGCAAATCACTCTCGAACCTGGAGCCACTTCCATCAGCGGATGCTCGCTCGTTAGTTGCCCGGCGTTCTGGCTCATCGAAACAAATCGGATTTGGCCGTACGTCTTCGGAGTCTTTTTGTCGACGAATTGGAGCCATTGCGTTCGTGTACCGTCGCCGTCAATTCGTAGAGACGAAAAATCGAAGCCACGCGTGTTGCTCGCGACGTCACCCAGCCGCAGAAGCGTCTTGACCTCATACGTGCCGCCTCCGATAGCGGTCACATCTCCGCCTGCCTGTACATCGATGGCAATGGGGCTGTTCGCGAACTTTGGCCGCAAAAACAGATGCTCTAGCGATTGGCTGTTGACCGTCCGATAGCACGCTTCGCTTATGCCCTCGAAGTGGCAGTTATCCGACGTAATGTTCGCGCACGTTTGCTCGCCATGCTCAGTCCCACATTGCACGCCGACCTTCATTCCCATGAAGCTGCAATCGCGGATGGCGATGTTGAGCGTCCCCCCACTACCGTGCCGGAAGAGAATTCCATGATTGGCCAGCCCGACAAGATTGAGGCCATGAAGAACGAGGCACGTCGCGCCGCTGACCTCGATCATGGGCTTGTCGGCCGGCCCCTGCCATTCGAGGATAGTTCCCACCCGAACCGAATCCCAGCCCGGATTAGGCGAGCGATTGGGACCGCCCGCCCCGGCTAGGCGGAGTCCCATCGAACGCCCCACCCGCAACGTGTCTCGGATCACGTAGGTGTGCGGTTGCAGGCAGTCCGGCACACGATTGCCGGGCCGCCGCTCGGCATCGATCCAGCTCTGAAGTGCTTGGGTATCGTCTCTCACTGCTTCGCCACGACACTGATGGTCCCACCGCGATGATCCAGATGAACCGGCGTATAGCTCAGGCTCATCGGGTCCGGATTCGTGATCGCCACCGCACTCGACCGTCCCTCCGCGGCCGTGTTGACTCGGTACTCCCTGCCAGCCTTGAGCTTCGACGTATCAACGCAGGCCGTGCAAACGAGCCCGTCCGCCACGATGTCGCCGAACGGCGGTGACCACGGAATGAGCAGAAACCGCGTCGCGTACCCATCACGGCGAACGTCTTCGACCAGGTGCTGATGCTCGCTCCACAGAGAGCCGTCGAAAGCCTCCTGGTCCGCGTCCACAATCGGAATGAAATCGGCCGTGTCTGTCGGATTCTCGACCCGCACCGAGAGGACGATTCCCTCTACCGTCTGGTCTGGATTGTCGCTGCTGATCGTGATTGGGATGCGTACCTGGGCATCGCCTTCGCGGATGTTGACGTTCTGCGCCGTGATGGTGGCCGTTGGCACGTCGCCGGCCGCACCGAACGTCTGAGGCGCCGTCAGCCGGTCCACCACCTCGGGGGCGTGTTCATGCCCGCACTCGCGGACGGCCTCGACGAAAGTTTGAAAATCGCTCATCTGATTTCCTCCTCTGACCTCTGACTTCTGACTCCAAAAGCCGCCCGCCGCGGCGTGCTGGGGTTGGCGGCAGCGCCGCGACGGACAACCAGGATGCGTTACGCGGCCCCGTCCAACAGTGCGTCGATCTCCCAATCCTTCATCGCCGCCGCCTGGCCGTAGCACTTGTTCAGAATTTCCTCTTCGTTCTCCCGCCACTCCCGGCGGGTCATGGTGCCAGTAAACGGATTGCAGCACTCCCGCTGTAGCCGGACCTCGAAGCGTCGCTTGAAGCGTTCCTCGGGCTGGCGGATGAGCCGCCGCTGATTCTCGCGGGACTCGGCTGGGCAGTTTTCGGAGAGGGCCTGGATGACGGCCGTAGCGATGGAAAGGATGACTGTCCAGTTCACGGGGAGCCTCCGGTGCTGATACGAAAAAAGCGTGCTCGACACTCGATAGTGCCAAACACGCCTATTCTTGAGCCCAGGTGGAGCCTTAATCTTTCAGCGTTCCCGGATCAATCCAGGTGGGGCGGCATCCTTATCAGCCGGTATTGTGACCGGCGGCAAGCAAACCGTCAAGACTTTTAGCGGCCCGTGCTCCGGCAGCCTCTGGATGAGATATTCGGCCGGGGCCACCACCCCAAGCCGCACGCGGTCGTGGCGAATCTCGACGACCTCGACCGTGATGGCGTCGCCGATGGCGAGCTGTTCCCCTGCACGCCGCGAAATAACCAGCATCCGATGCCTCCTCTGTTGGAGGCCATCGTACCACAAATGGCTGCGTGTTCAACGCCCGCACACCCGCGGCGCAAAAAGACGGCCGCCCAAGCTGAGCGGCCTACGCGAAGAACCCCAGCAGCGCCGCGAGCACCTCGGACAGTCGCCGCAGGATGACGATGCAGGTGTCGGTCATCGCGTCTGTTTTCGCGAAAAGAGCAGCCCGCCCCGGCGTGTACCAATCTTAGCCTTCGCAGGCAGGACTGACCGGAGCGGGCCGCGAGGTTCAAAGGCCGGCCGAGCGGAATATCGAGTCTGCGTTTGGACGCTCCCGAAAAACAAACCGCTTTAATGGGGCCGCTCGGCCGGACAATTAGCGACGAATGCACTCTCCGTTTGTCTCGACGATTCGACGATTCAAAGCTGCTGCCCTCAGCGCCTCCAAGGCCTTGGAATGTGTCACAGTGATCGTGCCGCGCTGTCCGCACACGACGAACCCACTCGGCGTTGGCTCGGCGGAAAATAGTCCGCCGCCCATGAATTCAGCAGCAGCAGACATTTTTTCGTTTTCGGAATAGAATGCGTATTCGCTCATCTTTCCCTCGCTTTGCTCTCCCGCCTTTGTTGACCCCTCGCGCCGGCGGGTGGCGCTGGGGGGAGGTGTAAGAGCAGCCCGCCCCTTAGTATTCGCAAGCGATTGCGCCTTGGGTCAACGACTCGATTGCACGCTCGTCGTCGTAACGTGCATCGGCGACGTGCCGATCATCACGCTTCATGCGGAGCATGAGTTTTCCGGTCTTGTCCCAAAGTCCGGGCTGCAAGTATCTGGTGTAGCGGCGGCTTGCGCCGACTCGCAGGCCGATTGGGCGGGTGAAGTCCTTGGTCGCCGTTCTGATCTCGTGGTAGGTCATATTTTCCTCGCATTGCTCTCCCGCCACGCGCCCGGCGGGTGGGCTTTGGCCGGCATGGCCGCTCAATTGTTGAATTCGGCAAACGGCTTCGGCAACAGTTTCTGAACAATATGTGCCGCAGCACTGGCTGCTACCGCCAGCGTTTTGCGTTCGCATTCCAGCACCGAGTCTGACCACGTGTCGATGATTACCCGGTCGTCGAAACGATCTACCGCGACCCATCGCCCTGGCTGCCTCTCCTGGATATCACACGCAACGTAGTCGTTTAGGAGATCGGTCAGGAGGCGACGATCATCTTTTGTTAGCGTCGCCATCGTCTCGTCATTTCGGGTCTGGGTTGCATTGCTCGTCATGCTCCCAGTATACCATTTCATTCGTCCGATGCAATAGCTTATCGGCCGATTCTGCAAAATATTTCAGGTTTTTTTCAGCCCTGGTTTTTTGCGGGGTTTCGGCCGCTTTTTCGTCCCGCCGAAGTAGTTGCCGGGGACGAATGCCGGATTGCCGGCCACGCCGGGCAGGATTTTGCGGAGGTGCTCGACCTCGGCGGAGGTCAGCACGATGGATGACCCGACCTTGATACCCACCCCGTGGTGGCGGCACGCCTTGTAAATCGTGGTCCGGTTGCGGCCGATGTCTGCGGCCGCTTCGGGGATCGAGTAGAGCTTTGCCATGCCACCAGCGTAGTCAATTGCATCGCGACGCACAATAGCTGACGCCAGCCGCACGCTCACGCGGGCCGCGAAGAGGCGGGGCTAGCCGACCAGCGCCTCCTGTAATATCTCGCTACGCGACTTCCAATCAGTTTCCAAAGTGCGCCCCTCTAGTCGCCGCTCCCGCAGAACAGCCTTACTCGTGATTCCATTGTCGAACCAATCGTGGGTGCAATCTTCGCAAGCAACTCCGCTCATTAAGGTGCACTGGGTCTTCGTGAGTGTTCCGCACGCTTCGCACGGGACGCCACTCAGCTCGCCCTCTTGCACTGGCTGGTTATCCATCACCGCCTCCCAACGCCTCTTCGGCGAGCTCGTAGCCGTGTTTTCCGGAATCGAACGAGTCAAACACAACCTCTAGTCCGCCGTGCTGGCCTTTGTACCACGAGGCGTGGTCGGCGTACTCCACGAGCGCCGCCTCCATTCGCTCGATGTGATCGGCAATGTTGTGCATGCGATTCTTCTCTCCGCGTTTGTAAGCTACGTTGTCGCCGATATAGCGGAGAAACTCGCTGTCGGTTGCCGGGTGGTCACCTTCGATTATGTCAGGATTCATCGGCGGCCTTGCTTTCATTCGGTTTGGTTTGGCGGAGGGCGTGCATTCTTTTCAGCGCAGCCCGCGCCCTAGCCGCATCAGCGCCCCTATTCGATTCTTTGCCGAGTTCCACCAACGCCTTCTCCGCCACGATCAGCTTGCGGCGGAGGGAGTCGATTTCTATCACGGCCTGCTTCATCACGTCACGAGCCGTACAGAGTTCTTCAATCGTCAGTGTCATAGTTGGAACTTGCCTTTCTCGGCAGCTTCCAGGCGGTCGGCGAGCAAGCACATTGCCGATGCTATACGGTTAGAATTCAACAGGCTATGGAATCGCTTTAGCCAATCGTCCTTTACCTCCGCGTCCTTCTCCGCCGCGACTATCGGTGACTCGGCGCGGACGTAGCGGCCACAAGCACAATCAAAAGCCATTCCACTTCCATAATTAGGCACTCCCGATGATCTCATGGAAATGTTGAAGCATTTCCATTCCTCATTGTGGCTATCAAATTGCCACCACCAGCCCTCCGTGTCCGGCAGCGGAAGCACCGTAGCCGGTTGGGAGCGGCGGGGAATATGAGCCTCAAACCGACTGCCGTCGAACCAAGTCGTGCCGCACTCGGCGCACTTCCGCAGTTCGCATGCTTGATGCAGCAGATGCAGCAGCAGCACTTCGTCGCATTTGCAGTTTGGACACTGGATCATCGCTCTCACTCCGCCGCCGCAGCGGCCTTAAGCATTGCCTCTGAATTCGCATGGACCATCACGAGGGCGCATTCAACACATTGGGTCCACTTCTTCAGACACTTCGAATACGCAAAAATCTGCCTGTCATCAACATAGATGATGCCAGTCATCGCGTCTTCCAGGGCACGTATCAGTTTCGACAGATCCGGCGATTGAGTAAATAGCATCGGAGCCGATGGCTTCATTCGCTCTGCGTTTTTGCCAGTTCCGAAGTGCGCTTGCGGGCGAGCAAAATGAAACTCAACGTCGAGCATGATCGGACAGCGAAGCGGCTCCCAGTCAAATCCAACGGCCTCCATCGCTGCTGAACGAACACTGTCCATCCACGCCTTGCTGCGGACGTTGGAATCTCGCGTTGCAATTACGGGCCGTCCGTTCCGCATTACCATTGATCCGTCTTTGTGCTTCGGTATCCACGGCGACTTGCTGCCGCGCTGCTGCGGACGACCTAGGACCGTGAATTCAATCGTCGTCTGTGTCGGGGGTTTGGGCATCAGTCTTGCTCGTCGTCGTATTCCAACAAAAACTCGCCCTCGCGTCGATTGTCGAGCTTATCGCCATTGATGTGGTGTACATGCTCGGTTGTAGCCAATCGCCTGCCGAGTCTCGCTTCTATTGTGGCCCGATGAACCGCCTGGCCAGTCGCGATGCGCTTGTATCGTGTTTTCGTGCCCACTGTGCGAACCCTGGAAAGGCTTGAGCACGATAGCGAGCAGTGTTTTCTTGTGGTCCATTGCTTATGCGACAAATCCTTTGGGAGAGTGAAAACTCGTCCGCATCGTTCACATGCTTTTTCCACCTGTCGCCTCCATAACTGCTTTCGCTATCGCACGCGCCATGGGAATTGGTACGCCATTACCGACCGCCTTGCATTTCGCCTCGACCGTGAACGCTGGGATATCGAACCCTTCCGGCAGCCCTTGCTTGCGGCACACCTCCGCGAACGCCAAGCGACTCTTCGAGTTGAACGGCATAGCTCCTTTGACGCCTCTGAATTTCGGCTTGTCACTGCCGCCGATTGCAATCGGCACTGAACGCGAGCTCCCGCCCGTCGCTGCGTACTCGAATTCCTGAGACTCAAAAACGGCCGTATCGATCATCAATGCCGTTGGCATCCCGCGTCGCCTGTCCCCAAACGTCCACCGCCTCACGCGATTCTGTACCGCAGGCTTGCCGTCCTCATCGAAGCACTGCCGATTGTTCAGCAGCGTGCTCCACGTCGCGTAGCCAAGCACTTGCGGCGTCGGCGCGTCCGGCACGTTCTCCATGACGAACCACGTTGGCTGAGCCTCGGCAACGCACCGCTCGAACTCCGGAATCAAGTTGCCGAACTTTGACTCGTAGCCGTTTTGCCGGACCATGTGAGCAAGACGGCTGAACGCCTGGCACGGAGGGCCGCCGATTATACCGCCCCAGCAACCGGCCGGCGGGTGGAAGCGTCGGATGTCGCCGCCCCACAACACGTCTGGGCCGCGCACCACACAAAATCCCTCGAGTTCAAAGGCATGATCCAGGAGTCCTATTCCTGGAAAGAGCGACAAGACGAGGTTGTTCACGACACGCCTCCTGCCACCGTAACTTCACCGTTGGCCACGAACAACCAAGCTCCTTGGATATTTGCAAAAAAGACAATCCCTTGCTTCTCAGAAATACAACGGATGCAACCAAAATATCCGGTCGATGCATGTGCTGGCCAAGCAGCTTTTCTCTTTGGCGTGCCCTTGCGGATTCCGGAACAGCGCGCCCCATTTTGTGATCGCTCAAATGTTGCGAGCGCGTCTTGACTTCCAGATTCTCCAAGCGATTGTCGTCCCTTATGCCGTTGATATGGTGTACGTCTTCGTGCCGCTGAAGAGCGCGACCAATGGCCTTCGCCATCAAAACTCGATGCTCGAACAACCACTGACCATTCACATATAACTTCACATATCCCTGTCCATTGAGTTTGCGCCCGCCGCCTTTGTAAAAGTGGTTGTCCTTGCCGTAGCGACGCTGCGGCCTCATTTTGGCGCCGCCACGCACGAGCCTGTCCCACATGGCTTGTCTCGTTACGACAAATATATCGGCTACCTGCTGAATCGATTGGCCGGAGTTGTACAACTCCACAGCTCGCAATGTCTCTTGGCTTGGTGTTTTCATCGAACATAGAATACATTCTGTTTGCCCATCATGTCAATAGTTTCCGGCTCTGCCTTGAAAGCCATTCCGAGAAGGTCTATGCCTGGCATGAGACTCAGCACAAGTTGCATCGCTTCTCCACCGGCAAAAGGCGGTTAGGGTTATCGCCATCGTTCTTCATATCCTTCGTCGTCGTTCATTTCTTCCAACGCCTCGCAATAGTTCGTGGCCACTAGTTCCTGACGCGATGGAATTATTCGGCACTGCATCTCGGTCGCGTTCGTTGCACGATTGCGGTTCTTGGCGACGTAGATGAAATACCGATGGTACGGACTGTACGCCGCGTTCTCCTTGAGCGGCCATTGCAGAAATAGAATCACGTCAGCGTCTTGTTCGATCTGGCCGGAGTCGCGGAGGTCAGTCATCTTCGGTTCGACGCCGCGGACCTGGCCATCGTCCTTGCGTGGCGTGCGGGTCTTGTCCGGTCGAGACAGTTGGCACAACAACACGATCACGAGATTGCGACGTAAGCAAACCCGCTTCAACTCCATCGAGACGTTCGTGACTTGCTCGTATCGATTGTGACCAGCACCCTTAAGCAACTGAGCGTAATCCACCACGACGACTTTCACACCGGACGCCGCCGCCTTGTCGATTTGAGCGACAGCCGCCCGGACTGTTCCGCACGGCTCGGCAATGACAATAGGAGAGCGAGACGAAAAGAATCGCTTGCTGTCGGCAAGAATTTGAGCCATGCGGTTTTTCCACTGTTCGGACGCCACTCGTGTTTGATGCAAGAGCGAGCGTCCAGCCAACAAGCTCGCGGACATTTCCTCACTGATTACAAGACCCGGAAGCCTTCTCGTTGCGCAGTGCTCCAGAATCTGCATGGCACACATCGTTTTTCCATGTGTAGGTCGCGCACCAATCACAACCATTTCTCCAGGCGCAGCGCCGCCGCCTATCGCGTCGTCGAGCCCCGGCAGGCCGAGTTCAATCAGGTTTGGTTTATCCGTGGCAAGCGTGCCGAGAACTCTCAAACACTCTTCGTTGAGCAACTTCGGACCAGCCGCATCGTTGTCCAAAAAACTAAGCTCCGATTCCATCGCCATGATTTCCTCGAAGCCAGCGTGACGCTCCGTGTCGGTAGCATCATTGAGCGTGCTGGCCTTAGATGCGATTTCTCGCCGTAGTCCCGTTTGAGCTACCAAGCGAGCGTAATACACGGCGTGCGCCCCGGTCACGGTCGATTGCGTGATGTGGTCGACGAAGACTCCGGCGTCGGCCATGTGCTCGGCGGCCGATTCGGTCATGGCCACGTCCCGCCGTTCGCGGACCATGCGAAGGATTTGAACCACCTCGATTAGCGATTGCCTGGCGTGGAGCTCCAAGGCGGCCTCGTACACGGCCCGGTAGAGCCGGTCGAAAAAGTGCTCCGGCCGAACGACTTGGGCGACGTCGGCCATCCGCCGTGGGTCGAGCAGGATTGACCCGACGAAGGCTCGTTCGGCGTCGTCGTCTCGGAGCTTGCTGTGGCGGCCGTCGGTCATTTACCGGATTCCTTTCGTTGCTTGGCCAACTCTCTCTCGCGGGCTATGAGAAACTTCTCGTTCGTGATAGCGAAACCTCCGTCGAACACCTGTGGCGTCTCTGGCTTGTCAAAGCGGCCTTCCGAGCGTTCCCAGGTGATTACAGCGGCCTTCCAGTCCACGATTGGCTTTCCGGTCCTGCCCTGGACCCACCCGTTCGCCCGATAGTGGGCATGGAACTTGACGGGGTCGACGGAGTTGCCGCGTTCCTGGCAGTAGGCCCGGACTTCTTCTTCGGAAGGTTCGACAAATCGCGTGGGCGCGCGCCTCCCTCTTCTTCCCTTCTTCCCTTCTTCCCTTCTTACTCCGTGTTCACTGTTGGTCCACTGTTGGTCCACTGTTGGTTCACTGTTGGTCCACTGTTGGTCCACTGTTGGTTCATTCGTGTCTGGTAAATCTTGGTAACGTGAGTAATTGCAAACAGTTACGATTGTGTAGTGCTGTTCACTTTTCAGGGAAATTTGACCACCTAACTCGAGATTTTTTAGCCTCCTCCACAAAGTCGATTCACTTGGTGGCGGAGTTTCCCGTTTGATTTTTCGCCCATCGGAATCTCGTTCCGGGTAAAGTTCGCTGTGCAGAGAACGCCTCCCGGTGATGAACTGACCTCGCTTGATATTGATCTGGCGAGTGCTGCCAGGAAGTAGAATATTCCTGTCCTGCCAATTCGCCCGTACCAGGCAGTAGACCCAGAGATGACAGAGTCCGTCGTGCTGCATCACGGCGCTAGTGAGCATCTTCCGATGAAGCTTGATCCAGTCCCCGGCCATATCCGTACCTCGCGGCCACTCCGGCCGCCCGTAAATCCATAAACAGTCCAAAGCCGCAGTCCGCGGCTTACAATGCCTAATCCGGAATTCCCTCTCGTTCGTCCCGTTCCGAGTTTCGGCGAATCTGCCGGATTACCATCTCGAAATGAGCTACCAAGTCGTCTAGTTCGGCCGGGTCGACGTACCTCGGAACCTGAATGACCACCGGCTCAGACCACGGCAGCGAATAGTGCCACGTCGCAACTTCCCTACGCCTGAACGACTTTGGTTTCTTCGGTGGAGTCGCCGACGGTTGTTCTAATTTTTCTTCAGCCATATTTGTCCCACGTTCCGCCCGCGCGCCGCGGGCTAAATGCCTACTCCGAAATCGTCACTTCAATCGGCCGGCTCTTCAGCGTGACCGGCTCGCCGCCATCGAAGCGGCGCAGCTCCACTTCCGCCTCCGCAAGAAACGCCGTCTGCTCATCTTGCAGGGCTTTAATCAGCCGTTTGGCGAATTCTTCTCGCATCCTGTTGCCTGGATTGGTGACCTCAATCGTCTCGCGACCATCGCTAATCCTAATCTTGTAGTCCATCCGTACACCTTTTTGCCGACGCCGCGAAAATGGTCAGGCAATTGCCTCTCCGCTAGCTTCAATCATCTGCCGAATGGCCTCCCGCAGTCCCGGCACGTTCGGCCAAGTCTCCCGCACCCGCTGCCGTCGCTTCTCACGCTCTTTCTGTCCCGACCACAGCCTCCCCGCGTCCCCGCTGAACTTACATCCACATCCGCCGCACTCGTAATGTGGTGGATGCCACTCGTACAGCGTCACGATAAACCGCCGCCTCTGTTTGCACGTTGAGCAACGACGGATCGCACGGCCCTGCCAACTCTGCGGTCGGTAAATGTGGACGTGGCTCATTCTCAGTCAGCCGCTTCCTCCGGTTGTTCTTCCGCCGTCGTCACCAGTTCCTCAAACAGCGGTTGCGGCTCGTCCAGCGACTTCGTGAGCGCCTCCTCCCACCCCTTCAGATCGTCCTTAGCAGCGTCCGCGGCGTCCTTCGACGTGTTCATCCGACGCCGTGCATTCGTGACGTCACGCTGGGCCTCCTGGACCTCCTCGACCTCAGTCGCGGTAGAGATGATCCTGTTGCGTTTGGCGACGAGCAGCTTGTGCTCAGCCTTGGCCTGGCCGTGCTTCGCCTTCGCCTCCTCGAATTCCAGCCTGGCGTCGTTGACGTGCCGCTCGGCTTCTTTTGCGTTCACCAGGCGGTCCTCGGTAATCGCGACTTCGCCGTTGGCCTTGGTGGTTTTGTTCTTCTTCTTGCGAGGCGTCGCCGCAAGGCGGTTGTCGCGCCGCCGCCTGGTCTTCGCGGGCACTCGGGTGCGTGTTGGCATGTTCACTCCTAGTGTTCAGGTTTTCAGATAAACCCCGCCCCCGCCGCGAGACCGGCAACGAGCCGGAGGCGGCGGGGGAAGGGGACTTCAGATTTCAAAAGGGAATTTCTCCATCGGTTGGAGGTCCAACCGGCACAGTCTCTTTAACGGGCGGCCTCGCCTTTTTTGGGGCATTACCGTTGCCCTTGAGCGCCTTGCCAAACATCACATTGAGCGCCCGGCTGACGTTGGGGTCGCTGTCCGTATCGACCCCACTTCCGGTCCCCGGCAGCTCCCACTTGTCGTACACCTTGTCGCCAACCTGTTCATGCTTGCAGTGGACAACAATCTCCTTTCCGGAGAACGAATGGCCGTCTGGATTGGCCGGTTCTAGGTCACGGAAGTCGTCGCCTGTCCACCCCATCGCGCGCAGCTTGCCGACGACGTTTTCAATCGTTTTGTCCGTGATGTAGAGGTTTACGGCCCGCTCGTAAGTCCCTTCGACCGGCTCGCATTCCTCTTCCGTGATGAATATTTCGTAGGGTTTGATGGCCAGAAAAAAGAACGGCGTGCCCTTGTCCTTTGACTTGTTGAAGCCTTGAGCCGTGACCGTGCACCAGTACCGTCCGGGGTTGTAGTACGCCATTAGTTTGAACCTCCCTTGATAGCTGTCGTCAGATTCGTCCACGCTTCGCTTCCGGAGTTGCCCATGGGAATTTCTTCCGGCAGGCTGTAGCGGTTCTTGGCCTCATAGGCCGCGTGGTACTGCGTGTACATGACTCGCTCTTGGCCGCCGTGGGCCTTCGCCCTCCCGGCTTTTTTGTCTACAACAACGAAGTAGTTTGCAAAGAGCACGATGTCCGCCCACTTGTGTGTGAGCGACCACGTTTTGTGGTGGCAGTCGGGCGCGTAGCGGTCGTAGTCTTCGCCCTCAGGATTGCGGAACGGCTTCACCTGCGAATGGCCAAGGAGCAAGGTTCGCATGCCCTTCTTGGTCCGCAGTTGATCGAGCCCGTTGAGAAATTGCCGCCAGTCGGCCAAGGCTACCTCGTAGCCCTTCTGGTAGCTCGCGAATCCTTTGTCGCCCCACTCGCCGTGAAAGTCCCGATTGCAAACGTGTTCGTGGCACAATCGCTCCATGCCGCCCAGGGCGTCGATGACGAGACACTGATAGTCGTGCTCGCCCGTCAGCAGGGCCGCAATCGAATTGAGCACGTCATCCCATGTTTGAGCAGGCGGGAAGATGGGAATGTCCGCAGCAACCTGCCTGGCGTTCTTCAGCGTGTTGATTCCGTCCTCCTGCGCGTCGTGTAAAAAAACGCACTTCGGGATGGCAGCGCCAAACGAGGTTTTCCCCACGCCTGGCGGGCCGAACAGGACCATGGCGACTGGTCGAGCCTTTGCCGCAGTTGAAATCTCAGAAAGGAAGTCCCGTATGGGACCGGCCTGCGGAGGCCGGCTCGCTGCCGGTGGTCGCGCTAATGTCATGGCCATTTTCTTCTCCAATCGTGCGGCAGGTAAGGGACCAGAACTTGTCAAGCGCCGCGTGCATGCAAGTCCCGAAATAGATTGCCTCTTTGTCTTTAGCGTCAACACGTTCGACAGAGAGGTCGTACTGATAATGTGCCTTACGCCTGCAAGTGAGAAATGTTCTCAGCCGTGAATTGCTAATCAGGTCTTCACCGTCTCCATCATAGTCAAGCTCTGAATGGCGTCTTTGTTTCTTTGTCCAACGATCGGAGGTGATTGAGTCTGACCCAGAACATACCCCCAAAAATTGGCAAGGCACGCCATAGGCCATGCAAGCACCAGCGTTGCGGTAGTGCGTCCCATCGTTGCGCGCCTCACGCATCGAATCGGCAGTGCTCCAAAGCTCGCCAGCATACTCAATCAATTCATCGTTCGTGCGGACTACGGAGCGACGAGCGAAATAGCGGTTCGGGTTTTCAACTGTCTCCGCAGCGACCCGCAGGGCGAACAACTCCACGTTCTCGCGTTCCTCTCGCGTGTACCACTCTCGTGAGTAGTCGGAGATTCGATGGCCACAATAAGTGCCCGTCGCCACAATGCCTTGTCGTTCCTTCTTGGCCAGCTTTTTGGGCCGAATGCCCGGCTTCCGGATGACGTCCCAGACGATGCGATCCACTTTCAAGCCATTGAGCCATAGCAGCAGCTCGTAATGTTGGTGCTGAGAATCAACCTGGAGCGTTCGCCAATAGACCGCGTTCGGATCTTCAATGTCCTGCGAGGTCGTCTTGTGATCGTAGAGCACGCGTGCCCCGTCCTCGCGAACGAGCTTGTCAATCTTGCCGGCCACGCGCCACGTCCGGCTCGGCTTGCCAGTTGCTGGATTTATCAGCGGACCAACGTAGGTCCGCTCCATTGCCTCGATCTGTTTCGACGCCATACCCTCGCCCCACATCGTCGCGTAGCCGCACATCAGTCCCTTGACCGTGGCGGCAACGATTTCGTCGCCGCACGTCTCGTCAACCAGTCGATAGGTTTCTTGCAATGGGTCGTTCATTTCAAAAACTCAACAATACGCGGAGCGCGCCGTCCTGGCCTGCCTCCTGCCACGTCATGCTCGCGGTTCTCCGTGCGTTTTCCGACGCTCCGCTCCTAGTTTTTGTTCTTGATGCTCACTTCAAGTTCCAGCCCCAACGCCTCGCACCACCTGTCCAACACCTTCACGCTCGGTTGCGCCGCCCCACGCTCCAGCATGGACACATAGGCCCAAGTCACCTTGAGCGCGTCGGCCAAGTCGCCTTGGTCGATGCCCTTGGCGACGCGGGCCGATATCAGTCTGCGTAGCATCTGGTCCGTCAGGAGCTTCCGTGCCGGGGTCATGTGTACATACTCGCTTTATCAATCGCGCCCCAAATGGCCGACAAGACCATCTGGCTCTCCTCCCAATTGCACCACTCCGCGTGCCGCCAAGCCTGCACTGTACGCACACACCGTTTCCAGTCGCGGACGCCGAACAACAGCACGCACGTCTGGCGCGACGAGGCGAACGGAAAACGCAGTCGGATGGCGACGGTGGGTTTGGTGGCGGTCATTTTTCCTCCACGGCTGCGCGGCCGGCTGGGGTTAGGGTGTAGGGACAACCGAACGGCTTAGTCTTCTGCTCAGGACAGATCAGCTTCTTGTCCAGAAGCGACCGCCCAGTTTCCGTGGCGCTGCTAGACTCTTCTGGTCCTTTTAGCAGCCACGTCTCGTGGAATGTCCCACTGCATCGGTACAGCTCCCAGCCGTCCCGCATCTTTTCGAGCACGTCGCGCTGTCTCTCGCTTAGCTTCACAACGGCCTCTCCTGAATATCCGTCTCAATCGCCCGCACCAACTGCCGCAGCTTCGCCAGCAGGTCCGGCCGGCAGTCGTACCGGACATCCGGGTCGTAGTAATAATCCCGACCGTCGCACCACGTATCCGCCGCGTTGAGCGCCGGAATCGGGATGTGCAGCGTCAGCCACTCCTGATCCACGTCGCTGAAGAATCCAATGTTGTCGCTGCCGAGCACGTTGGCCACGGCTTCCATGTTTTCTTCGATGATGCGGTCGCGGGCATCTTGCCATGCTCCAAAGTCGATGTAGCCCGGTGGTGGCTCAATCTGCTCGTTCTCTGGCGGGGTGAACCGGGATGGAATGTCCAGGGCTTGGCTCATTCTGTCGCTCCCTGAAGGTTTATTCTGTTTCGCCGCTTGGCCTCCGCGCCGTAGCGCTCCAGCGCGTGGTCGACGTAGACCTCGGCCGTTGGAGCTGGGAGTTGCGAGGCGGCGTAGGCTGGTCGGGCGAACAAGAGACCATACAACTCCTCGACCTCCATGCACTCGCCGTGGAAATGCCGGTAGAGCTTCTCGGCCCGCTCTGCGGCGGACACGTTGTAGGCGTACAGGCTCAGGGCCACGGCCACGTCGAGCGGTGATAGGTCGTCGTAGTTAAGCATCGGTCCCCTCCGTGGCGAGGCGGATGGCGGCACGGATTTTTTTCAGGGCCAGAACGTCTGATTCATCGGCACTAAGTCGCATCACAGAGGCAGCTATGAGACACGCCGCCAGCAGCGCTGGCGCCGCGGCTATCAGCCGCCCATTCTCCCGCGTCTCCGCCGGCGTCTTGTCATCGTCGTGGATGACCCAGGCGATGTTCGCCCCGTTTGCGGCCCCGATATCGCAGCCAGGGTGCGTGCCGATCTCGCGGAACGTGCCGCAGTGCCAGGGGAGTGCTGTGTGGGGGGTCATGTTGGCCTTTCGCGGGGCGGGGCGGGGGGTTAAACTGCTTCCATCCGTTCGGATGACACGCGAAGAGTCTGTATCTCACGCCCCTCGCGCCACGCATTCCAGCACGTAATGCAAAGACGATACATCGACTCTTGCGAGATCAGGGAGTTCTTGGCCATCCTTGCGATCGTGGTCCCGCAACCACCCTTGACGTTGCTCGTCAGCAGCATCTTGTGCAATCGTTTCCGTGGATCACCAGCGGACTTCAAGTTCAAGCCGCTTACGACAGGCTCCCAAAACTCGGGTGACTCCGCTGGCTGTTTCGAGAAGGTTTCCAGCATTGCCGCCACCACGGGAGCACGTCGCACGTGGCGTATTTCATCTGTTCCGAAGCGAGTTAGAAACTTGATGACGTGCTGCGTGACAACCTTCTCGCCTTCAAGCAATAGGTACGCAATGTCTTCCGCGTCGTGTTCCTGCCTCTCGTGGATCGTGCTCCATTTCCACATATTCATAGCTGGGGCAAGTTGGGCGCGAACGTGACCAGGGCAATCCGTGAAGTCCTTCGTACCGCCCACGTAAGAATCAATGACATTCGCCTTCGTCCTGGCAGCTCCTCGGTCGATTGTGCTGTATAGGCGTCGCATATCGGCTTCGGTCTCGGCTGAGTAACGCACTAGCTTAACCGGCGCACGGAGGGAAGCCGCCAAGAGGCGAGAGTGGCAAGTGTGCTGGCCGTTCATCCGGAACGTCGTGCCCGCGGCGTGCTCGCCATGCGCCTCTCGGCAGCGGCACGTAATCAGCGTGACGAGATTCCAGTGGAATGTCCCGCGTCGCATGTGTCGCAGCAGGGTCTTGACGTGCGTCTTTCTGAGCGGTCGCTCCGAATGAAAGGCTGGCATCGCGAGCAACTCATGGGCCAAGTCAGTTGTCAATTCCACGTTCTCCTGACTCGTGAGCTTGAGGGACCCGCCCAAGGACTTGATGTCGTAAAAGCCGTTGCTGCTAACCTCTTCGCTTGACTCCGCAGCCGCCTTTTGCTTGGCTCTCTTTACGCGGGCTTGTATTCTTGCCATAATTCGATCCTCCGTTGAAACTCCGCGAACAACTTGACGCACTCGGCGTGGTCTTCCAAGCCGCCAAGCCTGTCAGCACGCCGTTTCATCCAATCAGTCAGTTGTTCGCACAAGGACAAAAACTCGCCGTCACGAAACGGACGTGACGGCTTTTTCTTTTTCTTGGACTTAGGCTTGTTGCCGACGAGCTTCTTGTAGACGCCAAACACTTTTCCCGTCCTGTCCATCTCCTCACGCAAGGCTCCGTATTTCTCTGGTTCAGCTTCGGCGGCTTCGACGACAGCCTTGGCACGCTGATAAGTTGCCCCGCTCATGCCAACGGCCGCGCCGACTTTTTCGCGAGTCATCGGGGCGCGAGTTCTGCTTGACGATAACTTATCGTCAAGCTGACTTTGACGAGCCTTGCCTCCGCGTTTTTGGCCTTCGACTTTTCTTGCCGCCGACTTCGGCTCCTCAAGTGCCTCGATCGCCTTTCCCATGTTCACGGCCTCCGATGGGGTGAAGCCCTCCCGACAGGTGTTCTCGTCGCGCTCCGCGATCAGCCGAGCCGCTGCATCATCCAGGTCGTTCGCGATTACCGCGTCGATGTGCGTCCGCGCCATCTGCTTGAAGGCAGTCAGCCGTCGATAGCCGGCGACCAGTTGCTTGCTTGGTCCGATGGTGATGGGGTGGATCAGGCCAACAGCCTGGATGCTCTGGCGAAGAGCGGCCATGTCGCCCATGTCTTCTCGGTGGCGGACGCCGATTACGACGTCGGACACAGCGACGCGCACGAGCGCACGCGATTCCTTCGGAGTTGCCTTCATGACTTTCCTGAGTCCAGGGCACCCGCCCGCCACGCGGGAGAGAGTGCCGGCTATTCGGGCCGGCTCGATTGCGGTAGCAAAAGAAGGCCGGCGTCAACTTCAACGCTGGCCATTATAAAGACTACGCTATACCCTGTCAACAGCCAAAGCGTCTGGTTCCAAGAAAATTCTTTCTGGGTTTACCCCCGCCGCTTTGGCCAATTTCTCGCAGGTTTCGATGGTCGGGCTGATGTGGCCGTTGAAAATCCGGTTGATTGTGACGAAATGAATCCCGGAAATTTCGGAGAGGGACGTTTGGGAAATGCCCTTTTCCTTGCACGCCTGGCGAAGATTCGACACGAAATTATCGATGAGGGCCACGTCTTGCATTACCCTATGGTAGCGACTACGCTATAGCTGTCAATAAAGGGCTGCTGGCCAGTCCGCGACGAAGTTGTTGAAGCTAACGCCGGGTGGACTGACCAGCAGCTTGTTCCGATTTGTCAACGCCCCGCCCGGCGGTTTGTCGGGACGAACGCCGGGGGCGGCCACCAGGCAGGCAGCGAGGTTTGGTTCACGCAGGTTTCGGAAAGAGGTGTGGTTATGGATTACGGAAGGGTCGCTGCTGTCCTGGAGGAGAACATGGTTCCCTTCATAAAGCACTTGGTAGACATCAAGCGGTTGGAGGATGCTGGTTACGTCTGCCAGAACGTTCACTGGATTCTGGACCGGCTGAATCTCTTAGCCGCTCTGGAAGCTTCGCGAGCGTCACCTGAAGGAGTTGTAGCGGCTCCCGCAGCAAGTCCAGCGTCGCCGTCAGCCGGTTGACGGCGGCGGTCAGTTCCTTGGTATCGGTTTGGTTCTGGTCATTCATCTTTTTTCACTGAGGTCGTATGAAAACCATTTGGGTACGTAGCTGCGGAAGAATCCATGAATTCGAGGCTGACCGCTGGGTTGCCGGCAACGGGACCCTGGAAATAATCGGCGAAGGCGATTCATACGTCGCTTCGTTCACGACTTGGGACTGGGTGCGGCTGAAGGGCGACGGTGACTTGCTGGACGACGCGAACATGCAAAACACTTGCTCCATAGCGGCCTAGCGGCCAGTTTTCGGCTTTGCTCGATTCGGTTCGCCGCGTTTGGGCTCTGCTCGGTTTGGCGTACCGCGTTTTGGCTTGCCGGTAGGCTTCTGAAGTCGCCAAAGAGGCCGCCTGATTTGTAGGACCGCATGGACGCTTTTACAACCGTGATTGCTGTAGACCGCGAGCACCTCGCCGAAATCCGCGAGACGTGGCCGACGTGGCAGCGATTCCACCCGGAGATTGCGGCCAATCCGCTGCTCATGCTGACGGACGGCACGGCGGAATTCACCAGCGGATTCCCAGACGGCATGCGCGAATGGCGGCTGCACCAAATAACCACAGCCGACAGCCCCACGCAAAAAGACCGCATGCTGTCTAGCCTGTTGCTCGACGCACCGCGTTTAGTGACAACCCAGCAGTGGATCAAAATTGACACTGACACGATTGCCGTCGGACCAGGCAAGCCACTGACGAAGTACCTCGGCGTCGAGTCACTCGCCGCCCCAGCGTGGCCGTACACGATTCCGGTCGACGCACTCGACCAACTCGACGCCTGGTGGAAGCGGGCCGGCGAAGAGGCCGCCACGCCGCCGCTGGCCGAACAAGGCCGCAAGGAGCCGGAGCGGGACCGCGTGCACTTATCGAGAGTCATCGGCTGGCTAACCATCATCGACACGGCCTTCTCCCGCCGCGTGGCTGAGCTTGTCCGCCGCTGTTCGCCGCCGTTCATCTCGCACGACACGATTCTCTGGTACGCGGCGCAGCGATGGGGAATTCCGGCCAAGCCGGCAAACTTCAAGCGAGACGGATGGGACCATGTCCTGGGTCTGCGTAGTATCAAGAGGAGAGTCTCCGAAGTTCAATTGGGGTGGGAAATGCCTGCCTTCCCGCCTCCTGATCCTTTTGTCGACGAGGAAGTATCACGAATGATGGGCCTTGCTCCACCGCACTCCCGCGTTCTAGCCGGTGCGCTAAAAAACCACTTCGGCGGCACAGGCAAAAGTCTGGTTGGCGTCGAAATAGGCGTCTACCGCGGCGAGACGGCCTCGCACTTGCTGTCGGTGTTCCCCAACTTGACGCTGTTCATGGTCGATCCGTGGAGGGAGTTTCCGGCGAGCGAGCACGAGACCTTGCAGTACGACAGAATTAGCTGCCAGACGCAGTGCCAGCATGACGAGTGCCGCAAGCTAGCCTATAGGACGACGCAGGAGTTTCGTGACCGGCGGGTTGTCTTGGAAATGACGAGCCGCGCGGCAACAGCGGTGTTGCCCGACGGACTCGACTTTGGATTCGTTGACGGGCGGCATGATCGTCCGTCCGTGGAAGAAGACCTCCGCGACTTATGGCCGAAGATTCGCTCCGGCGGAGTTTGTTCCGGGCATGATTTCAATCACCGCCGCTTCACGGGCGTCACGGAAGCGGTCAATGACTTCGTCGCAGCGAATCGACTTGAGCTGAAAACGTACCGTCGAAAAATTTGGAGCGTGGTGAAACCGTGAACTGGCCCAGACATTCCGGCTGGCAATCGACTCGAACGGTCGGCCCCACGCCGCCTTTCGTTGAACGCATCTGCCACCCGCCCGATTGCTGCATCGTGCAAGGTCTCTGGCACCCCGGCGACGACTTCGAGTCGCACGAAGAAAAGGCACGCTGGGAAAACAAGATTGTCAGCAACGTGCTGAATTCCAGCGGTACGGCCGTGCACAACGTCGGGCGATTAACGGGCCTGTCTGGTGCGGCACTGGCCAAAGAACTAAAGTCGATCGTCTACGCATTCGATGAAGCCAGCTACGATGTTCTGGTAAAGGCGGACTTGTCACCAGTACAGTTTTTCGACTACGACCGCTCGCTCTGTGCGTCGAAGAGTCAGCAATTTCGCCGCAAGCTGCTGGCCATCCGCGACGCCCTGCATAATTATCAGCACGTTCTGTGGATGGACATTGACTGCATCAAACTTGGGCCTTTTCCCGCCGACTTTTGGGACAGGCTCAAAGATGGTGCACCGATTCAGGCGAAGATTAGACAATACCACCGTCGCAAGGCTCATTGGCGGCATGGACAGGCGCGGATCCTGCAAGGCGGGGCATTCATTTACTGCCGGTCGCTGCCGATAATCGAGCGGGCGCTCGACGTGATGGCCACGCCAGTCTATGATCTGGCCCCGCGTTTTTATCCATCGGGAACTGGTCGTGCATTCGACGACGAAATGGCGATTGCGTGGGTGATTGACGAGATGAACGGCGGCTGGATGGGGCAGGATGCGTACCGCAAGGGATGGGACGTGCCGCACTACACGATTAGGGGCGAGGTTTGGAAGGTTGAACGGCCGGTGTTTACGGCGAGGTGAAGTTGTCGCGTTGTGTCATCTACTTCTTGTGCGGTCGCTGGCGGCAGTATCTCGGACCGCTCGTCGTCTCGCTGCATTCGCTGCGGAAGTGGTGGGATGGGCCGGTATGCGTGATGGCAGGCAACGACATTTTGATGGTTTCGGAACGCACGGAACCTAAAGGCCCAATTGGCAGTCCGGAATTCTTTAGAAGGGACTGCGAGGTCGCTTATTTGAGCGTCCCACTTGCTCCCGTCCGCCGCCACGCCGCCTACGTGACAAAAAGCTCGCTATGGCGACAGAGTCCTTTTGATCAAACCGTATTGCTGGATGCCGATACCATCGTCACGGGCCCCATCGACGAGCTATTCGACTCCCCGCTGACCTTGACCAAGTTCGCCCACTGGATTACCACCGGCCGCATCGTCGGCGGCCGAATTGCCCAATGGGAGCGGCGCGGCATCCACGTAGAAACGGCACAGCGGCTTCGCAGCGAGCCGCAACCGGCAATCAATACCGGCGTCGTCGGCTGGAACCGAACGCGAGCGACGCCAATTCTGGAAGCGTGGGAGGCCCTGTCGCGAGAAGGGTGGGCGTGCTCGTTCACGGATGAGCTGGCCATGCAGATTTTGGCGGCTGAGCGGCCGGACGAATTACGGCTGGTTGACGATCGATTCAACTGCTCCGCCTCGTTCGGCCAGGCCGTTGATGACGTGCGTGTCCTGCACTTTCACGGCCGCCGGATGATTCCCGGCCGCGGCAAGCCGGATTGTGCCGCTCTGTATCGGCCGCACCTCTTGGCGGCCCTAGAGGCCAACGCGGGCTGGATTGCCGATTGGCTCGAAGAAATCGACCCGCCACTGTGGGAGCTGGCCAAGTGCTCGCCAGGCGTCGCGGTCTAGGCTAGGATCACTGTCAGGCCGGCAACAAAAAAGGCCGCGAGGGACGGGCATCCCTGCGGCCGGTACTCAACGGAGGTTCGTTCCATGAGCAGATTCATTCTAGCGTTTCTGGTTGGCCTGTCGACGGCGGCCGGGCAGGACTTGAGCATTGAATCCAGGGACTATCTCACATTCGGCGAACGTCCAGGAATGTTTAACGGGTTCCGGCCGGGAGTAGGCATTGCGATTGCGGAGGGATGGAAAGTATGGCGAGGCGGTCAATCAATCGAGCTTCCATTCCCTGAAGTCGAAGAGGAAAAGTGGTTTTGGAATCGAGCATGGGCTCAATTCTCCGTCCCTGAATTGCAAGGGAGCATTAGTTCTGCTGTCTTGCGACTTCCATTGAGCGGTCGCACAAATGGACGTCCGCAGATGTCCGAACAAGTTGACCTCGTTTTGCACGATGTGACCCTGTGGCCACCGGAAGGATACTCAAGGTCGCCGTTTCCTACAGACGAAGAACTCGCAAACAAAATCGCGACATGGCATGACTTTGGAAACGGAATGTTTTACGGAATGCGAGATTTTTCACCAGACATACTGACGCCGTATTGGAGTCAGCATGTACCATCTTCTGGAACTGGGTCTGATGGAACGTTCCTGCCGTATTACACTTCGCCTCCGAACTACGGGATTGTGAGTGGCGACTCACTGCCGTTTGAAAGCTGGATGTTTCACGGCCTTGGAGAGAATTACGACGATTTTTATCACGACTTCCGCCTTAGTCCCGCTGCCGTTCGGGACATCGCGAATTCTTCAATGAGCTCCTGGATGATTGGTGCAATGTTGTCGCCGCCTACTTCCCTGACCGAAGGCGAGCAGCCCTACAGCCTGAATGAATACGCCGCAGTTTACGCCAATGAATACCCGCTGATCCTCGACCTCACCTACGGCCCGCCCCCTCCCCTCGGCGACTTCTCCGGCAACGGCCGCGTGGACCAAAGCGACCTTGACTTCGTGCTGCTGAACTGGGGAATCTTCGACCAAGAGGAGCTAGACGCCGTGCTGATGACCTGGGGCGATGGCGGGCTAGCGGCGGCCAGTGTGCCGGAGCCGGCGGGCGTTTGGATTGCGGCGGTGGTTGTTATAATTGCGGCGTACTTCAGGAGACGGGAATGCCCACACTAGCCGAACGCCTTCACTTGGAATTCAGCCGCCATACGGTGCAGCGGTACGCACGGGCGCTGTCGGCTGAATTCTCCCGCCGGCAACCAATTCGCTACGGCTGGGAAAAAGTGACGTTCAACGAAGATGACCACCCTCGCGACGACGAAGGAAAGTTTACTTCGTCCGGCACGTCTGGCCACAAGAGCCTGAAGGCCGACGATATTTACACGGTCAACGACATTGAGAATATAGGCCTGTATCGCAGCTTGGTGAAGGACTTCCGACAGAATGGATGGAAGGGCCGCCCAGTTCTTGTAGTGGACATTGGCGACGGGCGTTTTCAGGCACTTACGGGAAGCCACCGTGTTATTGTCGCTCAGGAAGTCGGTATTGAAGTGCCGTCGATGGTGATTGCTGGCCAGATGGCCAAGGAAGCTGCCGAGTTGCTGTTCGTTGGCGACGAAGAGAAAGTAGCCGGATTGAGAAAGCTCGGCTTGGACTCGGAAGCGGACTTAATGGAACAAGAGAATGCGGTTCAGCACTATTCACGTCGTCTCTCCTCAGAGTTTGCGCGCCGTTCGCCGCATCGCTACGCCAAGTTTGTCGAGATCGAACATCCAAGGGATGAGGATGGGAAGTTTGCGGATGGTGGCGGATCGTCCAGTACGCAAAGCTGGTCCGGCGTCGAGTGGAAAAGCCACACGGAGACAAGCAAGACCGGCAAGACTCGTGAGACAAAGCTAGCTACGCTACCGGACGGCAAGCCGCTGCCGGAGCATATCGCCAAGCTACGTATCCCGCCAGCGTGGACGAATGTCCGCGTGAATCTCCACCCGGCGGCAGACCTCGTGGCAACTGGAGTCGACGCCAAGGGCCGCAAGCAGGCAATCTACTCGGCGAACCACGCTACCCGACAAGCGGCGCTCAAGTTCTCTCGCATCCGCGAGCTACAACAAAAGTTTAGCGGCATCCTGCAAGAGAATTCCCAGAATCGTGCGTCCAACAAAGAGGCGGCCGACGTGACGCTGCTTATTGCGACAACTGGTTTGCGCCCTGGATCGGAACGAGATACGAAGGCCGAGAAGCAGGCCCACGGCGCGACTACGCTACTCGGCAGACACGTCGTCATCGATGGCGACAACGTGCGGTTGGAATTCGTTGGCAAGAAGGGAGTTGACCTGTCGATTCCGATTCACGATCCGCAGGTGAAGGCAATCTTGCGCGAGCGGATGAATCGTGTAGGACCGAACGGGAAGTTGTTCGGAATCACCGATGGACAGCTTCGCGATTACGTCCATTCTCTTGACGGCGGGGCGTTTAAGCCCAAGGACCTGCGGACCCACAAAGGCACGTCGCTGGCCGCCACCGAAGTTCGGGAGATCAAGACATTGCCCAAGAACGAGAAAGAGTACAAGGCAATCGTCCGCCAGATTGCGACGAAGGTATCTACCGCCCTTGGCAACACCCCTGCCATCGCGCTGCAGAGCTACATTGATCCAACTGTATTCGCAAAGCTGAGGGCCGCATGAGCGACAAAGACCCATTCAATACCGGGGCGGACGTGACGTTTCCACGCGACGCGGGCGATTGGCGCAAGGACGTCAAGGACGACGACCCAGATGACGAGGAGATTGAAACGCCGGCGGACGTAAAGGCGATTCTTGGATTCGACCCGCGCGAATTGAACGATGCAAATTGAGATCGTGACTCACAGTTTCGGCCCCTTCTACTTTCGCCTGCTGGATCAACAACTTCGCTCGCTCGACACAATCCCCAACGCCGCCGCGACTGTCTTCGTCTGGAAGGAGGACATGCTTTTGATTCCTGCGATCATGGGCGGAGTCATTCCACCTGGCGTCTGGTGTCCGCTCGGCAAGCCACAGCTACTCAACCGCACAATCGGCCGCAACATGGCCGCGAAGGCAACCACGGCCGATTGGATCTGGTTCACCGACGCCGATTACCTCTTCGGACCAGGCAGCCTCGAATCGCTGGCCAACCTTGACCCGCACACGGCGTGCATGTACTACCCGCGTAGGATCATGCGGCCGGCGGCTACCGACTATTTCGAAGACTTGGCAAACGACGTGAACCCGATGGAACGCTGCACCGTGGCCCATAGGACGCCCTACGCTATCGGCGGCGCTCAGATAGTCCCAGGCCACATTGCCCGTCAGTGGGGCTACCTGGACGGCGTGCGGCGTTACCAGCAGCCTGCGACGGGCGACAAGTTCTTAGACACTCGCGGCGATGCGGCATATCGGGTTTGGCTAGCCAAGAAAACGGGACTGCCGACTATATCGGCAGACATTCCTAACGTCTTCAGACTACGGCACCGGATACCGGAGACGAGCGCGCGGAATCACCTTCTGCCGATGGTGCCAGCCCCGGCGATATCCTGACAATATCCGACTCGTCGATTTCGTGGCCTGGCAGGGCGTAGTAAGTCTCGATGCCCTCCGTATCTTCCAGGAATACAAACCGATGCGAATGCGTGGTAATTCGCAAGACATGGCAACTTCCCGGATAAAGTTCAATGTCGTCGTCGATGGTTTCACCAATAACCAGTCTCAGGAGACCTATGCGAACGAACGTATCCTGACGCATCCACCTATGGTAATGCGTCGATGATTCCCCACATTTCATCCCCCTGAACCCCACGACCCACACGCTCTTGTCTCGGTAGATCGTCCAGGACTCTCCCCACAGGTGTCGGTTGCCGATCATGATCCGCTCGACTCCTCGTCGTATTGATCCACTGACCATTCCCCCATAATGTCCATGGATGAATGGTAATAATTTCTTCCCCTCGCTAAACCAGGCACAAGTTGCAAGGCCCTAGCGTGCAATTTCTGAAGGTCATTCATGCCACGTCCCGCAAGCTCCCAGGCAGCAATAATCGCCGACGTTGGGCCGCGATGCCCGCCTAGTTGGCAATGCGTGAGAATCGGGAGCTTTTTGGACTGGAACGCTATATGGACTACCTGGCATAAGGCGGACATGTAGTGAGCGTCCACGTCTTCCCGGTCCTTTTTGGACAGTCGGAAATACAGAACGTGGTGCGGAAGCTCCTTCAACTTTGACCAGTACACGTCTCGTCCATGCCGTGGGCTGAAGTGGTGAGCGATGTTGATAATGGTCCCGACTTTTCCGATGCACTCGAATGGAGCTTCCCAGTTGCCGAACCAAACTTGTTCGGTCAGCTTGTGGATCATACAGGCACTCCTAGTTTCCGCGCCGTCTCCGTCAGAAACGCCCGGCTGCGGTTGGGTATCGGGCTGTGCAGCACGAACGGCTGGCCGCCCGTCGTGAGGTTGGTCAGGCGGCCGTTTTCGATGCGGGCTAGATTGCGGGCCTTTTTCCATTGCCCGGCACAGCACCAAAAGAGGTCGCAGTTGTAGTCAATGTCCACCATCTGGACTGCACAAGCCGACGATAGGAACCACTGTTCATTTCTGTGAAAATCGTTCTTCATTGCACGGCAGTTCATGTCCTCGAACAACAGCCGCACGTCATGTACTTTTCCAACAAATGAACCACCGTTCGGGTAGCGGTAAATTGAATCTCCGCCATGACGTTTCGCTAGTTCGTCAAAATGCGGTTGCAAACACGGGTCGCGTTTGCGGAACCATTTCTCGCCGGCGTATGTGATACTTTTTGTCCTAATTGGGACAGGTCGTGGGTCACGTAGGTAGATGCAGTCATGGGCATCCGTGCAAACTAGAATCTCGTCGTGGGCAAGTGGCTGAAAACAGAGCCACTCATAGAGCCACTCAATCTTACTCACCCCGCCGCGATACTCCTTGCCGATCCCAATCGGCTCGACCTCAATCCCAAAGTTCCGGGCCGACGCGAACAACAGCTCGCTCCGCTCGTCAATCTTGTTGCACCACGTCATAAAACGCATATGGCTACAGCAGGCGTTGCCCCTCGATTGGTAGCGGGACGGATAGTGCGTTCTCGAATTCCCTCTCCATCTCCACCTTGTCGCGGCCACGCCGAATGAGGCCCGATAGCTCGCTTGGGCATTTCAGCAGGTCCTCTGCCGGCAAGTCCTGGAATCGCATGTAGGTGTTGAAGCCGCCTTCGCCAAGATGGTCGAGCCGCGCTACGAAGATGCAGTATCGGCCCGCGGCCAGGGCCTTGTAGACGGCATCTTCCGGGCTCTTGATGCCGCTCTCCTCATTTGGCGACGAGGTCGTCAACTTCGTACCATCCAAAGGTATCGAGTCGTGTGGGGAAGGAAGAGATGCTGTTGACGTCATACAAACAGTCCTCGAAGGAACGAAACGGAAACGCGGTCAAACCGCTGTACTCGTAGCAATTAAACACCTTAAGGCCCGCCTTGTCAAAATACGGGACCAAGGCCGTGTAGCACTTGTTCATGTCGCGGAAGTGCCCGTTGCACTCGATGACGCCCCCCTGATGCTTGGCCTGCATGAACCCGTAGGGCCGATCGACCGACATGTGGAAGTCGCAGCCGACCAGGTAAATTGTGCGGATGCCAAGCCGGGGGAGAATGCCGAGTATGGAAAACATCGTATTGATGACCCGCGGCCAGCCGTTGGGCTTAATGCCCGGAATTGGTTTGTCATGCTTGTCGAGCGCCAGGGCGTGTTTCTTGTCGTTCCCCTGATTCACGCTGTCGGCAGTCAGCCACGTCGACGGGTCGAAGACGTGGTTCCTCTGGTAGCCGATTACTCCCGGAAGTTCTTTTGGGTACTTACCGGTGGGTGTGAACTCTCCATTGTCGTTCCGATGATAGACGCACCAACCTTTCTTGCGATTGCTCCACATCGTCGAGGGGACGATTTTCAACATGCCAGGGTCGTTCCAAATGGCCTCGTGGAACTTGACCGGCTTGTCTGAGTGATGCCAAATGTGTGGCCGGATAGGGACGCCGCCGACGTCTGGCAGCACGCCCGCGCAGTTGTTGAAGCTGGCGATGAGGACGCCACGCTGGGCCAGCTTTTCGAGCGGCAGTTTCTTGGCGGACGGGCCACCGGCGACGAGAAAGCAGCGGCCATCTCGGTACAGCGTGTCGAGGTACAGCTCGCGGTCTTGAGAGTCTCTAAACGCGGTTCCCATCTTCCTTGAATTTGTCTGCGTCCTCCGGGACGTTGATGGAGCGGAGACGTCGCGGATCGATTGTGCGATGCGGATTAAAAGCTTCCCACGCATAACCTATTGCCATCGTGCGCAGTTGTTCCAAAGACTGCGATTCCTCGGCTGGCGTAGGTGGAGTCGTCAAGTATTGCTCCAAGAGAGCACCGTCGTACAAGTAACATCCTACGTGACGCTGCCTGCCGTCTGACTTTGATTCCCCACGACGGAACCAACGAATAGCACCATCGCACCAAATGTTTTCCTCCCAGTCGTGCATGAGCATGTACTGGGCAATAACGGAGTTTGGATTGCCCCAATCTGAATCTGCACAATGGCTGACCAAGGTTGCTGGCGATTCCATGCCGGTCAAAATACCAAGGTCGTCAGGTCGCAAGTCCGGCTCGTCACACTGCAACACGACGACCCGGTCCCACTTCTCTTCACGGTTGGCCAACGCAGCCCGCTCCGTTCCATTGCGGCACTGGTCCGTATGTCGCCGCGGAACGCCGTTTTCGTGACACCACTTGTAGATTTCCATGTCGCTGGTGGCCACGACGTAGGGCATCCCCGTGCCCTTTGCACACTCGACAGCGTAGGAGAGGAGCGGCTTTCCGCCGACGAGTGCCAGCGGCTTGCCGGGGAAGCGGGTGGAGTGGAGATGGGCGGGGATAATTACGCCGGTAATCGACACGACAGCTTGCTCCTGTCCGTTGTTCCTAATGGTGGAGGATTGGTCACGCTACGGCTTCGGCCACGGGTTTATATTCTGAACAGTCCAAGCAGGAATGATAACCAGGACTGACGTTCCAAGGCAAGCAAACCGCGTAAATATCGCAGGCGAACAGCGCCCGCAGCCCGCCACCACACCCGCCGCATTCGACGCTCTCGCCCGTGGCCTTGTGCTGGTAGATGCACGGAAATCGATAGGTATCCCGTCCCGGTTGGCGGCTTGGTTCAGAGCGCGCAGGCCGCTGATCCTCCGGTACGCCCGACCAGCATTCGGCGTGGCATCGATCCAACGGGTAGTCAGCGGACGGAACCCGAATGGTATTGGCACACCCCGGATTCGTGCAGCGGACCAAGGTTGGATCGCTCGTTCTCTCGAAAACGCATTGCATACGTCCCATTCCTCTAGACTCTGTTCCGCAGACGCCCCATTGGCAGACCAAGAGGACCCAGGCCGCCACGACTCGTCAAAATCAAAGGAACACGCTGAATTGTAAGAATCGTCTCTTCCCAATTGCAGAGCGGCGGCCCCTGATTGGCGCACCACGTCAGTATTTCGCCAAGGGCCGGGTCATTACAAGCATCGTGCGCAAATCCACCGGGTCCAAATATGTCGAGTATGGGATTGTCATGCGTGAAGCAGGCCACCGAAGTCTCGAATTGGATGATTTCTCCAAATATCTGCAAGCTGCAATTTAAGATTCCAAATAGGACCCTCAGCTCGGTAATCTGCCGGCCACTCTCTGGATCGCACATAAGCGGCGGATCGAAGACGTATTCGTAAACGCACCACTCACCCTGAAGTCCCTCGCCAAATCCTGGGAATGTGCAATCAAAGCACGCGGGAGACGCGATGCGATTTGTCTTGTGCAGGACATACGTCCCTTCCACCGACTGGCAGGTGTCGTTGTCGCAGATCAATCCTGCCCCGACACCTTCAATGGTCATTTGCACTTGGTCGGCGCAATTGGTGCAGCAGGCGTCCAGCCGGCCGAACGACACCTCGGCGACGGCGAACTGATTGTCGCAGTTCAGGCTTAGCGGTACGATTGGAAATAGCTCGTGGACTTGCGCGCAGCCGGCACACTCGATTGTCTGGCCCATTCGCTGCGTGCGAAATCGCATCGGCGGCTGCTGGTCGCCGCAATTGAGTGTCGCGGTCAAGTCTATCGTAACGCTATCCCCATCGCATGACAGCAAAAGCGTGAAGCTCATCGTCATTGCGCCGACGGTCTTCACCCCAGACCACTGGCATCCGCCAGTGTGCACCAGAATAAGGCACTGTTCGTTAAACGACTCGCAGTCGCAGGCGATATCCGCGTCAAGAATGTCATGCAGTCGGATGTAGGCCAGGTCGTTTGTCGATAAGTCGGGATCGCAGCACAGGCAACCGGGAAACGCCGACGACTCTGAAGACGACGTAGAACTCGAAGATGAGCTGCTGGAGCGCTCTGATGACTGGCTTGAGCTGCTGGAGGTCGACAAGGACGATGGGCTGCTTACCGAGCTGCTGGACGACGAACTGAGTGAGCTGCTTGAGGACAAGCTTGACGAGCTAGACGAGTAGCTTGAAGAAGAACTCGAATAGCTGCTACTGCTGGAGCTGCTAGAGGATGAGCTGCTCGAATGGCTCGACGACGACGACGTGGAAATCGATGAGCTGGACGAAGAGCTGGACGACGAGTGGCTGCTACTGCTGGAGCTGCTCGACGAATCGGACCGTGACGAACAACTGCTTGATGAGCTGGAGCTGCTGGACTCCTCTTCGTGGAACTCCGTCAGGTTCTCCGTGACGCCAAACGCCCAAGCGTGGCTCGCCACGCGGGTCCACTCGCCGTAGGGCATTTCTTGCAGGAGGTGCGGGGCGAAGTGGGGCATGCGGCTACAAGCTCTGAATACGGATAGTCGCCCCGAAATGATCGTCGCAATTCCAGTTCTTGTCGACGCAGCGACTTGTGGCAGTTAGCGTGTGATCCAGTTGGGTGCATTTCTGGAATATATTTCCGCCTGGCTTCGTGCTCCATGCTTGTCGCTGGTCCGTAGCCCCGCAGTTCTCGAATTCCAGGGCGTCGTATCGGATTTCGACAACAATATCCAGGCTGCAATCATCACGTGTGCGGATGAAAATGTGAATGGAGCAGAATCCGTAGCGGACATCGGAGCATCGATGAGTCAGGTGCACCATCCACTCGCACCAATTAGTATTGGAATCAAAGCTGCAAGTAACCCATTCCACGGGACGTCGATTCGAGCCGACGAAATCCAGCAGGTAAATGTTGTTCCCGAAGAACGTGACGCAATTCGCGCTGTTGCACTTCGGATCGGCGAAATTGCCAAAGAAGTTTTGAAAGTGGAGCTGGTAGCGTGACGGGCAATGCTGGCAGCAATCCTCTTGAGGTTTATCGAAGCGAATGTGCACCCAACTTTGCTGCGTATCGCAAAACGTACTGTCGTTCGTGTGAGTAATTGGGAATAACTCATGCGTTTCGCACTGTGTGCAATCCTGAGCGCCCGGTATCATCTGCATCCAGCGGTAGACCGCCGTGCCATTGGCTCCTGGTCCCAGCACCCAATTGAGCGTGAGTATCCGAAGTCCGACGGAGCATGTCAGCGTCAAACTTACGGACCCAGTTGGAAAGCATGTGGCATTCGTCGTAGTCACACCCGACCATGTGCACGCCCCGGTTCTCGTCAATTTAAAACATACGTCGTTGAGTCCCTCGCAAGGTGTATCGCAGACGTCCCCGCCCAACATACGTCCGGTAACTTGGAAGAACTTGATATACGCAAACTCCGGCGTTGTCCCAGCGGTGCAACACGGACATTCCAACACCATTCCGCCCGACTGCGAGGAGGACGAGTTGCTGGATGTGGATCTGGACGAGCTGGATTGGCTGGAGGTGCTGGATTCTGAGCGGCTGCTTGACGTGCTCTGCGACGACGTGCTGGACCGCGAGGAACAGGAAGAGGAGCTAGACGACGGAGACGATGGCGACTTGCATGAGCTGGAATTGCTCGACGTAGATACCTTGGATGAACACGACGACGTAGATCGAGATGATTTGCTTGAGCACGACGAGGAGGACGAAGACGACGTGGATCTAGAAGACCGGCTGGAACATGAGGACGACGAGGACGACGAAGTAGACCTCGATGAGCTACTAGAACACGATGATGATGATGATGACGACGTACTGGACTTACTTGAGCAGGATGATGACGACGAGGACACCTCCGACCGAGATGACGAGGAGCATGAACTAGAAGAGCTGGACAACTCGGACAACGATGACTTTGACGAACAGGAAGAACTCGACGAGGATGACGCCGATGATGAAGACGATGACTCGCTCGACGGGCTAGAGCATGATGATGACGATGTGGACGACTTGCTTGAACATGAAGACGAAGAAGAGGAAGACGTAGATCGTGACGATCTACTGGAACATGACGACGAAGACGAAGACGACGTCGATGACTGGGAGCTGCAAGAGCTTGAGGAGCTGCTGGAGTTTGAGGAGCTGCTTGAGCTGCTCGATGAATTTGAAGACGAAGAACTCGTTGACGATTTAGACGAGCAGCTTGAGGAACTGCTGGATACCTCCGACAGGCTTGATGGACTAGACCGCGACGAACAAGAACTGCTGCTGCTAGAACCGCTAGAGGTGCTTGATTCGCTGCTGCTGCTAGAGGAGGCCGACGACGACGATGACGACGTAGAAGATTTGCTTGAAGAAGATGAATTGCTGGAAGTGCTCGACTCTGAGGAGCTTGACGTCGATACCGACGAACGGCTTGAACAAGAGCTGCTTGATGTGCTAGATCTGGACGACGACGGCGACGAGGAAGAGCTGCTTGAAGAACTTGACCCGGAAGTTGACTCGCTGGACGTGGAACTCTTTGACGAGCTGCTTGACGACATCGAAACGGATGACGTCGACGATTCGCTCGAAGTGCTGCTGGGACTGGAAGTGCTTGACGTGGATGAGGATGACGAAGACGAGGTTGACGACCGGCTAGACGTGCTCGATTCGCTGCTGCTGCTGGAGCTGCTTGAAGACGCTGATTTGGAGGATGACGACGTTGATGAGCGAGACGAAGATGAACTGGTGGAGCTTGGCGAAAAACTGGATTCGCTCGACGTGGACGACGGCGAGCTACTGCTGGTTGACGACCGGCTGCTGGACGGCGAGCTGGAGCTTGACGAAAGGCTGGAGGAACTCGTTGATGATTTCGATGAGCTAGACGATGACGTACTGCTGACTGACGACGTCGAAATCGACGAGTTGCTGGAGCTGACCGAGGAGGATGAAGAAGACGACGTACTCGATACGCTGCTTGTCGAGATGGAAGACAGTGATGAGCTGGAGGAGCTGCTGGACGATTCCTCTTCAAAAAGCCCGGAGAGGTTCTCCGTCACGCCGAAACTGGTAGGCAAAGACGCAATCCGCGTCCAGCTTACGTGCGGCATTTCGGTGATGATCGACGGCATATCTAGTGCACCAATACCGGATCATTTGGTGCGTAGAGAATGTGCCGAGCACGAACCCACGGCAGGTGATGCCCGCGCTCGCGATAGTGGTCCGGTCCCTGCCAACCCCCTGTCATCTCGTCAATCGCAAACGACAAGGCGTGTTCGTCGATGAAGTCCGGGTGTTCATCCATGATTTCCAGCAAGCGATCGAGGATGGAAGTTTCTCGGCAATACCAGCACCAGCCGCCAATCAAGTAGCGGGCCGCATTTCCCTGCCGAAAGAACGCATGACGTCTGTCATGCTCTTGCAAAGGAGCTTGCAGCGCCGCACCTCTTGCCAGAAGTCTCCAGAAGTCTGGAGGTATGGGTCGCGTGAGAACGCAATCGATGTCCAGCCACAATACTTGCTCGTGCTCCTCTAGCGTCCGCCGCATGGAAATGACTTTCCGCCGCCATTGGCCGTTGATGGTGTTGCAGGCCGGGCTGTCGTCCTCCAGTCGCTCGCTCGCGAGTCCAATGTTGTCGAATACGGATCGGGCGTCGTCATCGAACGAGTACACCGAGCCGTTCAGTTTGCGGACCAAGTTGGCCCCGGTCGCTCCCTTACCGCGCCGGACTTTTTGCCAGTCGTCGAGCTGCCGCTTGGCATCGGGGGCGATCTTGGAAACCCAACGCTCTTTGGGGATGCCTCCCCACAAGGCGAACACGAATTTTCCGACATCTGGATTAGCCAGCCATTTTCGCTGCGTTTGTGGTGGGTCCAAAGACCGCAGTCGCTCCTTATCTAATTGCGTCCACATGCTCTACATGGCTCCTGCGCGTGCTTGCTCGACATATTCCAAGCCCGCTGCGTAGGGCAGGCGGTTCTGGAATCCAAAATGCCACCAGATGTAGTCGTCGAATCCGTTCGGGGTCCACGTCATGAGGCCGACGCCCGTTTCGTCGTACTGCTCGCTCAGCCACTCGTAGTAGGCGGTGGCGATTTCGACCGCCAAGGCATTCACCTGCGCGATGTTATTGGGAGTGGCCGCTCCGGACTGAGCGGTTCCGGCAAGGATGCTGGCATGCGAAAAAATTGCCGGCGCGGTGGTATGGACCACCTTCTCAGTTCCCGGAATGAATCCAGAATTGTCATTCGAGACACTAATTTTAGGAACAGTTACTTGATATACCTCCCCACCTGGAATGAACTGGCCAGTGTCTGCATCCATGATCGGAAACACGGTCCGCACAGTTTGCGGATAGAGCGTTTGGCGAAATTGCGTATGCTCGCCGCCAGCAACAAAGCCACGCTGCTCTAGCCGTCTTTGGTTCGCTTGTCGCTGTATACGGGCCGTGTCGGGATTCTGAGCACGCACCACGTTGTCGAGTCCGTAGACGATTCGCTGCCCGACCGACCACGCTACGCCGTCCATGATGAGGGCAATATTCTCAAAACGGCGGGTCAGCTCAACAATGTTTGGAGAGACGTACCCCGCCTTGATGGGGTCGTAGACGATGGATTTTCCAAGGTGCGTGCCAAGGTGCGCGTAGACTTGCTCCCAAGTCGTATTGCCGGTTATTTCCATTCGGTCTGTGTCGAGAAACTGCCAATAGAACCGCTCGTCGACGAGGCATAGCAGGTAGCCGTTTACGCCGCTGTTGGTGTTGTTCAGCTCGCGGGGCGGCAGGAGGTACATTTGCGTCGATAGAATCACGCCGGGCGAGCCATTGACGTACTCCTGCACTATCAGGCTGCCTAGGCCATTTGTGGTTGAGACGCGGCGTATGATTCTCCTGAGTGACGCCGCATCGCAAAGAAACAGGCCGATCCCCCAACGGGTCGCGCCTGTCGGCCACCAGAGCGTGTTAATCTTCCACCGCGGCGGGCGGCGGGCGGCGTAATTGGGCACGGGGATGCCTACGAACGGCTTGCTGGGAAGCGTGACGTTTCCGCTGACCACCGGAAATATACCGCCGACGAACGGACCGCGGGGCCGGTTGCGGCCGTTGGCCAGGTCCCACGGCTCGATACCGAACAGTAAAAGGTCCTCCAGCGACAACGACCGCTCTAGCCAGACCTGGAACTCGTATCCAGGGTCTTCCATGAGCAATCGCACGCCGGCGTAAGAGATATGAGGCATGAGTCATGGGGCTGTTGGCTGTTAGCTATTGGCTGTTAGCCAGAACTGTCTGGCTAAGAGCTAACAGCCAATAGCCAAGAGCTTCCGTTAGTCGAGTTCCCAGTCGAAGCCGCAACGGAAGGTCAAAAGCATCCGCAGCATTTCGATTCCGCCGGAGTTGGCCGCACCCTCCGCGCCACTCGTGGCGACGTGATGGGCCTCCGTGCAAAATGTCGGCCGCCACAATTCTCGACCGAACGTGTTTCCGCCCACTATTAAGTCCGCGCCGGCGAATGCGTTGAGGACCAGCCGTTTGATGCGGATGATGCCGCGACCAGCCTTGATGAGCATCTCGCGGGCGTGGCCCGTCTGGTCGAGATAGACGCGGGTGTACATACCCACGACGATCGTCATGTACTCAGTAAGCTGCTCCCGCACGGCCCCGGTCATCAGCGAATCATCGAAACTCCCGCTGCCGAGAGCGATTTGTAGCCAGTAGTCGCCCGAGATTGGAAACGGCGGCTCCTCGTTCGGGTCGATGACTTCGTAGCAGCGCGTCTCGTTGAGAGAGAGCTGCGTCCGCATGTGGGCCACCACTGCGGTGAGAACATCGGATTGGTCTACGTCGGAGCGTGGCATTAGCCAACGAGCGCCTCGCTAATCGAGTTGCTCCCGCTGGTAGGCAGCAAGAGGCGCTTACCGGCCGTGTCGAAAAAGGCATCAAAATACTTCTGGAACTCGCTCGCGTTATTGTTCGTCACCGTGAGATTCCAGGCGTCCTCTTTGAGGACGGGCCGGCTACCCGCCATTGCGGCCACAAACGGCCCGCCCGGATACAGCTCCGTAGCCTGGACAAGCACTACTTCGTCAACCACAAAGTTTCTCGTCGGTTCCGCGATTGTCTTCCGCAGGACAACATAAAGCTGCCCCTGCGTAGACGGCTTGACGGCAAAGAAGAATCCCTTGCCAGTCTTGGCGGAGAGGCCCGATAGGTTAGTCAGCTCGCTGATATTGGCCCCTGAGCGGTCGGTTAGCGTGACACCGCCGATCGAGTTAACAATCGCCACCTCGAATTGCCCCGTGCCAGCGGCCGTGGGCGTCATCCAATACCCCAGGAAATAAACTTTGTCCGGGTCGATGTCGACCGGCTGATAGATCGTCGTCAGCTCCGTGGCATGAGCCATGAATTTCAGGCCGCGTCCCTTAATCGGAAGCGGATCGCCAGCCTGAACCTCGGCAATCACAAAGCTGCCGCCAGTAGTATGGTTGGAAACCATAACCGCCCCAAGATTTCCAGCTACACCAACAAATTCGATGGTATGTACATAGTTGGGACTGATTCCGGTCGTCGCGACCGTGACCTCCTCTAAACTTTGAACAGTCAGCGGGAGTTCCCGCAATGCGGTTTGGACGCCGCTGCCGTCATCGTTGTAGACGATATTTTCGGTCGAGTGATAAAAGCCTGTCACCGGGTCCAGAATCTTGATCCCGTAGAAACCGGCCGTCGGCGTACCGCTGATGGTAATCGACTGCTTTTCGTACTTCGTCAATTCCAAACCCGTACCCATCACGTCTGGAATCCAATCGTCGGGGGCATTGGTGATCTCTGCTTCTTCGAATCCTCCGTTTAGCAGAACAGAATCAGAGATCGTCAGCGGCCGAATGGTCTTGCTGATTCCGCTGCCGGTCGGCCAGTCCTCGGCCAACTTAGACCGCGCGGCTCGCTCGCCACGAATTCGCAGCACCGCGGCGTCGGCATCCGCGATAGCCAGGCCGCCCGACGTGCAAATGACCTCCAGGACTTCGACGATGAACGTGTCGCTCTGACGGGCCAGGTGGTTCTTGATGCTGACCTTGAGCACCAGGTCCGTAGCCGAGTTGCCAGCCACCGCCACATAGGTAGCGCTGACCGTGTTGGCCGTGACGTGGTAGGAATCGTCCTCCATCTCGTCGATGAGGTATTGCAGGGCGGCAGTCAGGTCGTCCCGCACCAGCTCCGAGTCGGCCTTGGCGGCCTCCCGCAAGAATCCCTGGCAATCCCTCTGCAAGGCGGCAGCCATTGCATCCCCGGCAGTCCGCCACGACAGCTCCGCCTTGGCCGCGGCATCCACGGAACGGTCGAAGTCCAGCGTGGCGTTAGTCTTTGCCTTGTAAGCGTTTACGAAATCGAGGACCTCTTGCTTGACAGTGGCAGAACGGACCGTCCCCAGCGTCTTGTGGGCGAAGAACGCCTTGCCAAGAATCGTGAAAATGCCGTTTGTGCCGGTGTAGGTCAGGGCCATGATCTATACAAGTGTGCTCTCGTAGGAATCACTAGGCGTGATGAACGTCGACACTGTTTTCAGGTTCGGGTGTTGGCCAATGCGAATCTGCTCCTCATCCTTGGGTGGACGATTCAGGATATAGACGTACCGCGCCTCGACCCGGAATATCTGGCTCCTTCCGTCCGGAGAAATTATTGGCGGATACCAGCGTTCGTTCTTTGACTTCCGCGTGGCTACTAATGTGCCATCTCGAATCTCGGAATGTGGCTCTGGAAGCTGCGGTGGCGTTCCCGTCCGCTCGGCGTCAATCTCGATGACCTTGAACGCTTGCGGCTCGCACAGATCGAATACGACCGTCGTGGCGGAATCGGCATTCCTGCTTCCCGCAACACGGGCCAGCGGCATGCCCACCTTCATATCGTGCCGGGTATACTCGGCGGTAATCTTGGACATCGTATAGATTCCCTTGCGGGCCGATTCGCTGTAATTGTCGAGTGGCTCGTCTGGAATGCTGCCGGGCGACTTTTCGATGATCTCCGTTTCGTGCCGCTCGGTTTCTGATTGCTCTTCTCCTGTCGATGTTGGTGGCGTTCCCTGCAAGATTCCATGCACGTTTATACATGGGTCTTGCAAGTAACAGTGCAAGAGCAACAGAACCGTTGGCCGTCGCTCGCTGCCATGCGGGTCGTATCCGTAGAGGGCCGGATAGGGAGACAAGCGTGGATCATACTCAGTACCTGCAATGTCGTCGCCTTGATTTTGCAGCGGCGGGAGTTTCAGCGGAGTACCCAGCACTTCCTCGCGGATGTGTGTTAGCAACTCGCCCGCGTCACGCAATTGCTTAACCCGCATCGTCAATTCCACGACGGCTTGCTCGCCGGTGTAGTCGATTACCTCGGCGTACTCAATCAGCATCGTCGGTTCTTTTGATGCCGAGTTGGACTGATTGATAAAGTCCAAGCGGTTGTCGGCAATCTGCGTAGCCCGCTCAATCAGCAGCCGCTTGTCGACGTGCGGTGGGCCTTCCAAGCGAACATTGACCTGAGATATGAACGACACACCGTCATTGGTCGATTCCGAGTGCCGGGCCTCCATCTTCGTAGCGGGCCACGGAGCGGCCGTGTGTACCTGCTTATCGACGATGCTGTAGGTGCAATCGAGCCCGTTCTCTTCAACCGTAAAATCTACTCGGTCGCGTCGGAAACCGTGCTCCAAACCTGGAACGACCAAAGCCTTAGTGGCATGCCCTGGAATTGGCCCTGCAGCGCGTAGGCGGCCTTCAATACGACGGGTCGTGAAGAAATTCGAGTCCATGCTTTCCGTGACCCGCCAACGGTTATTAAGCACGAAATTAGATTGTCCGGGACTGCATGTCCCGATCATGCACTCAATTTCAAACTGCACCCGATATACTGAGTTGCCGCTGACGTGCATGATGCTAACGCGGCGGGGCTTTGGTCCGTTGTTGACGTCCGGGTCAAGCGGCGAAGTGACACCATCTCCCTGGACAACCGCCGGGCCGGCGCTAAGTACGGTTTGCCCTCCAAATTGAACAATCAACGCCCGCCGCGGCTTACTCAGAAGAACTTTCACGGCGCTGTAAACAGCCGCAGAACTTCCGCCGCTATTCGTTCCAGTCCGTGCGATATAGGCAGTAGATCCCGTTAGCGGAACTCGCTGGGCGTGCAAAATGCCTTCAAACGACAGGTTGAACTTGCTACCAATGGTGTCTGTTTCTGATTGGTCGTAGACTATCTCTTGCTCAAACCGCCGCGTCACGACGTTGTAGAGAGTGATTCCGTTGTAGGTAACGGTTGTAGCCATCTACGGAAGCCTCTGGTCCCGTCCTGGACGTTGATTGATGGGATTTCCGAAGTTGCCGCGGCTGATCTCGCGGAAGAACTTGCGTAGATCGCCTTGCAAGGCTGCTTGGCCTGTTTCTGTTGGTACGGAAACGAACGGAATCTTGTCGATTAGGTCTAGAGCCTTTTCCACCAGCCATGTCGCCGGACGCATGAGGAAGATACCAAGTCGCGCAAACTGAATCAGTGTTGTCCCAACGACATTCATAATGCGTAGTCCAACTTCAGTCAGCGGCTGCATGTCTTCGCGGAGCGCCATGAATGCCCTAGCCAGCCCCTGCGTGGACGGCGATATTCCAGCCCCCGTCCGTACTCCCAACAGTAGACTCTGCCGCTCCATGCGTGCGAACGACTGAGCAATTCCAGAATTGAACATCGCGAACCCGCGGCGACGCTCCAGGACAATCGCCCCGAACGACTCAACGGCCTTGGCCGCCGAGAATGCTGCCGGACCCAACAGCGCCACGCTCGTCATCGTGGTTGCCATCTTGCGGGCAGATGCAATGAACTGCTCACTGGCTAGCCTCTGCCCTTCGGCCTTGATTTGCTCTTGAGAGGGCTTGGGTGTTCCCAGACGGCGTGCCAATCCCGCTACATCTACTGCCGTGGTCCCGGCGGAGAATGCCGTCCACAGCCGGCCGCCAAGAAGCGACGCCATGCCACGGCCGGCAAGGCCGCGGGCGGCAGCTCCCAAAAGTGGCAAAAAAGGCAAAGGCATCAGTGATCCCCGTTCGTCTCAAAATCCTGCGACTGTCGCTCGCTCTGCTCTTCAATCTTCGCCAACGCATTCTCTCGCTCATGCATCGCCGTGGCCTGTACAGGGTCGTCGTACTGGGCAGCGAATAGCCGGTAGTGCGGGACCCGCTGAAACGACTGCTGGATGGCGTGATAGGTCCGCAGCGTGTGCCGGGCCTCTACCCGCTCCAGGTTCAGCCAGCAGCCGACGAGAAACTCATAGTCGAGTTCGGGTCCTCCATGGCACTTGAGGACCTCCCAGCCGTACCCGACGACGATGTCGACCCAGGGCCTAGCTTTTTTTTAGCGGCCGTGACCCAGTCGCCGAAGTCAGACAGGACATTCAGCACCTCGGCAGCGGTCAGGGAATTCCGGTGCGCATCTTCAAACGCCACCAGTCCAAACGCCTCCCGAGCGGCGGCAATCGTTGTATCGGCGGCCAAGCCGTCACCTTCGTCAACCTCTTCGAGCTGTTCCCACTTGAATTGTGGATGCGAATCGAGGAATCGATAGACGGCATAGGGATCCACCGCCCGCGTCTTCGTGCCGTCGAAGAACCGGAAAATAGCCCGGCTTCGCTTACGTCGCAATCGCTTGATGAAGTCAAAGATCATAGAGCGAACAGGTCTGTTGTTACTGTGTTTTCCAGAACACCATCCGAATCTTTGTGGCACTCGAATTCCAGAATCGGCGATTGGAACTTCGTCGCCACGTTGAGGTCGATGGCGGCGCGCAGAAACGCACGTGGGAAATGGTGCACCTCGGCATCGCCACGAACCGCGCGAATAGTCAGCTTCATGGTATAGCTGTTTGTGAACATCAGCGTTCCGGGCGGCCTTGCTGCGGGAGGGTCAGACCCAGAAGCAGCTATCGGTACAGGACGCCCGAACAGAGTGTTAGCGACCCTTGCCTTGATGGCGGCCACCGCCGTCGTATCGAACTTGGTAAGCTCGATCCGGACTCGGGCAATACGTCCCAGGTGCTGGACGTCGATTGGCGGTCCGTCGTCCCCACCGTGTTCGTCACCAGGCACGTCAATCCAGAAATCCTCATAGGTGATCGTGACACCGTTGCGGCTGTATCCAACCGGACGTGGCTTGCCGGCTTCAGTGCCTCCCGAACCACCACCAAGATCCGCCTGAGCAATCCAGATTTCGGCGGCCCCCGGAACATGGATTTTGATATTGTTGCTACCGCTATATCCCACGTTGGATTACCTCCCCAGCGGCAGCCGCTGCGAACGGGCCGGGTAGAAGTGACCGCCTAGCCTGTCTGGAATCCAGTTTCCGTAGAGCTTATAGTCGAGCGCCGAAAGACCATCGTGGAACACCACGCCCGCGTTCTTGTTGGCGTCGATGTTAAAGACCCTCTCGCCTTTCCGCAGCCGGTCGAGATATTCTTCGGCACGCTGGTGAATCGGGTGGTCCGCGTCCTTGAACTTCTCCGGCCGGGCCTGAATCAGATAGGACAGGGTAATCTCACAGCAAATACGCCGCAGACCGTGCCTGTCGCTGCCGCTTAATGCTGCCAAGTCAACAGGCAAATACATCCGCCCAGTCTGGCAGGCCATGTCAATCGCGGCTGTAGCGTCCTGCAAGGCCGTTTCCATGCGGTCGCTGGACGACAGATTCGTCTCGGCAGTCCCATCGTCGCGACAGAGGTCCTTGAGGGTCCTCTCGTCGAAACGATGCGTCATTTGCTCGACATCCGCGTAAGGCATAACCAGAGGTCAGAGGTCAGAGGTCAGAGCTAAGAGGCAGCAGTGAACAGTACGCCGCTAGCTGGCGCGGCCAGTTGGTAGTCGATGACCTCCGTCACGCCCAAGAGCTGCCGCTTGTTGATGGCGTCGTTGACCGTCTCGACTCCCATCTCCAAGAATGCGAACCCTACGCACGTCGAGAAGTTGGGACCTACCGGGGCCTCCAGCCCACCGGGACGGGCGCACAAGAATGGCGTAGCCGTTGGCAAAATCTGGCTCCTCGCCGCGGCCGCTCCCTTGGCGGACGTAATCTTGCGGGTCCCTTCCACTACGAGACTGAACCCGTACAGCTTGTCAGGCAAACCGTAGTCGGAATTCGGGTTAAACGCCTTGCCTTCGCCTTTGATGAAGTAGGGCGCCTCGGGAGAAGCCTTGATGTAGTCGACGATCTCTTGCGACAGGGCAATCTCGGCGGCCAGCTCGGAGTTGATGACCAGAATCAGCTCATCCATCTCGAGCGCGTCGAGCGTGTCGTCGCGGATGACTTCGGCCGCTCCAAAGAGGGACCTCTTGATGTCCTGCCGAGCCGTAGTTGACTGCACCCACGTCCCCTGATTCGTTCCCAGCGAGCTGGAGAACGTCGAGGCGTTGATGACGTGAGACGCCGCATAGTTGCCGGTCGTCGTGAGCTGCGTAATTGCAAGTTGCGTGCGAGCCGTCATCGCCTGCCGCGAGTAGATCGACAGATGTTGCTGAGACACGTCCCAATCGGCGTTGGAAATCGTCAGGTCTCCCAACGGCAGACCGTAGTAGTACCGCTCGCAACGGTAAGGGAAGAACTCGAACGACTCGCCACCCTCATTCCGCTCCGGTCGCGGCTGTCCGTCAGCCCACAGCTTGTCATCGAGAGTGGTTGAGAGGACTCGGCCCGCCTCCTCGATCGTCATCCGCTGATAGTAGTCGTTCAGCTTGGTGACGGGGACAGTCTGCGTGTAGCGGTTGACCGGGAACCGCTTGATGTTGCGGGCGAAGTCCACCACGAGCCCCTTGTGACTCGGCACGTGGACACTAAATGGTCCTGGATAAGCAGCAGCCATGATCTTTCATCCTTCATGGCCCTCCGCGGCAGGCTCCCGCATGTGTCGCGACGGCGGTCGGCTGCGGTGGCCGATGCTTCGGGAGCTACCCTAGCCGTCGTGTTTCAAAAACTAGGCTGGCATCTTGGTGCCGATGTTGACTTGCACGAGACGCTTTTCGCCCGACGCAGCGCCTTCCTGGGCAATCCCTACGACGTTCTGCATCGTGGTGCCGCTGGTCGCAGCCTGTACGCCCTTGCCGTCCGCATCGCTCTTGAGAAAGTCGCCAGCAACCCACGTCCCGCCCGCCTCCAAGAGACAGATATCTCCGTCGCCATGCAGGCGAATTACATCATCTGTCTCGGCGTGGTTGTTCGTGGTGACGAGGTCGTTCAGCGGAGGATACTTGCCATCTTGCATCGAAATGCCGATGGCTTGTTCGTTCGCGTCAGCTTCAGCCCCCTTATGGTTGCCGGACATCTTAACGATGCGAGACGTGCGGATCGTCCCGCTGGCACGTAGGTTGGGAGTGGTGTTGGGCATGTTTGTCTCTCCTCAGATGAGGGTTTCGGTAGTGTTAAGCAGCCGCGCCGTTGGTGATCTTTTGCAACTCCTGTTCATACCAGCCAGTGGTATCCGTCGTTGGAGGTGCATTTCGAGTGCGAGCCATGACGGCCTTGTACGCCCGGTCCTGATCTTCCTTGCTGTACTTCTCCGTCTCGCCACTCTTCGTGCCGGGCCGATGCCGTGAGTACCGCTCTACGCCTTCAACGTATGGCAAGTCGAGATTCAACGGAGCACGCGGCGTGTTTTCCAGAAGAGCGTCAACGAACCCGTCGAATTGCGAGTCGTCACGCATCTTGGAATAGCACAGCCGCTCCATCATCTTGTCCGGGTCGAGAACGTAGCCCTCATGATGGAGCTGCAACAGGCGAGCGCGGCGGTTGGCGTCGGTCTTCTCCTGATAGCGGGACTGCGACTCCGATTCGAGTTTCGCGACCCTGGCCTTTAGTGCGTCACGCTCGTACTTGAGCGTCTCGTTCTCTCCCGATGATCTACTGTGTGCCATCTTTTCAGACTCCTTGCGTGGCGGGCCTCCTGTGCCTTCCTGGATCGTGTGCTCACTTCCCTTGACGCCTTCCGCCTCATTGGCTGTCTGGTCATAGGTGCCGGCCTCGGCGTCTGGCTGATCGTCGCCGTCGACGTGGCTTTCGGCGGCATAGCTCCGCTTCTTGCGGCCAGCCATGTACTGGGTCAGCTCCTCGTCCTCCATCGCGTCTAGCGCCGCGTAACAGGCTTTCTGATACGCCATATCCTTCTCCTTGTTCTTGTCAGGTGGTTCTTGAGGTGGGTCGCCGCCAGGCGCGTCAAGTCCTGGATCACCACCGGGTGCGCCAAGCCCACCGCCTTTCACTTGTGGCGGTGCCGGTGCAGTGGCCGCGGCTTGTGGAGGTGCCGCCGGCATCGCCCCCGCAGGTGGAATAGGATTCTCGGCTGGAGGCGGTGCGGCGGCGGCTACGGCGGGCGGTGGTGCGGCCCCTGGCGGTGCTCCCGCTGCTGGAGGTGCACCTGGAGCTACAGGCGTTGGCGGAGTTACCCCAGGCTGTTCAGCACCCTGCCCTTGCATCATCTGGGATTCCAGGAACTGCCACTGCGGCAACTGCTGGATGGCGTCCACGATGCGGGCCAGGTCTTGGTCATCGAGCATCAGGTCGCCCTCCGCTTCGTAGTTTTCGGTGATTCCAAGTCCTGAATTGGCAATGGAAAGTCGCCTGAATTCCTGGTAGTACTCGTCAACGGAAGCTGCTGGCGGAACGCTTTTGGTAACATGTCCTAAAATCTCCACCTTCTGGGCAGGAGATTGGGAATCAAACCACTTTTCCGCCTGACCGGGAATTCTTCCGGTAGCCAATGCATGCTCTATCGCTTCAGACGCAGCTTTGAGACTGAAAGAGTCTTCTTGTGAAAGACCAAAGTCTCCGGGGTCTCTTGTCAGCGTCCTTAAAAAGGATTGTGTTTGTTGAGAACTGAGCTTCTTTTCTTTCCCGTTGGCCCATTCCTTCAAAATCGATACCAGCCACTTCCCTTTATCCGGGGATTTACCAATTGGTTTTTCTTTTGATGACGTGGACGCCCCGCACGTATTTCCTGCTTTGAATCCCCCATCTCCAGTCCCGCAGTTGTCTGCCGCGTAGTCTTTCTGTGGAATATGCACATTCCCCGGACCCTCGAAGACCGCCGCGTACTTCTCGACCAGCTTGCCGGGGTGCACGCGCGAATAGACCAGCCCCATGTCCAGCCGCGGAACTTCCGCCCCCAATAATGCAATCGGGTCCAGGAACATCTCGTCGTAGGTATCCTCGACCCACAGTTCCGGGCTGCGGCGGGCAATGTACTTCTGCGCCTCTTCCCACTCTGAGCGGCGAACGTGAAAGTCGGCCGTGATGGCGTACCGCTCTCGCCCCATCTCGCCCGACATTGACGCCACTCGAAAGGGACCGGCAAAACCGACCGCCTTCAATGGCGGCAGGCCGGAACCGGCCGGTGGCGTATGGCCAATCGACAGGGCCGCATAGTCGCCCGTCTCGGCGATCCGGCGGTTGCAGCGATTGGCTACCGCCTCCAGCTCCGTCCGGCCGAACCTCAGAGTGCGACCGTCTTTGGTAGTCGTCTCGTGCTCCGCGAATACAGGCACGTCCCGAATCGACACGAACTGGTCCGGCGGAAACGGATTGCTGGCCGTTTGTGCGGGTTCGGTGGCGTTGGGAAATGCAACCAAGAGACACGGGGCGCGGCGACGTAGATGGTCACTCTAGGCCCAGCGTGCCACGCGGCAGGCGGGAATCACGAATCCACCACGCGGCTTTCAGTCCGCGTCTCGGTTGCAGGTTTGAACCGCGTGTAGTGGTCCCCGACCTGGCCGGATTCGAGCGGAACCGCAACAAAGAGGGTTCCGCTTAGCCCCTTGGACTCGGCTGAGTACAAGAGGTTTTTGAGGGTCTTCAGGCAAGCGTGTATCTGCTTGCCGTTGGACTCTCTTCCTGGATTCTTAGCATGTTGCGGCATGGCTGTCAACAGGTTTTGTACCGCTCTTCTTGACCCACCGTTCAAAACTGGCCTCCCCGTAGCGGCTGATCATCTCCCGCCGCTCCTCGTTCACGGCCTCGGAAATGGCGGGGTCTCGCATCTGGTGTTTGAACGCATGGCTATTGACGTGCTCGATCTTCACGTTGCCCGTCACGCCCACCTTGAATCCGGCCTGATGGCAGCGAATCCAGTAATCCTGATCGCTGTACCGCCAATTTAGCGTTTCATCCCAGAGGCCAACTTTGTCGATGACGCGGCGCGGAAGATAGAAACACGCCCCCCACGCCCGATCCTTGTGGATTCCGGGTCCGATATTCAGGTGGTTGTCGTCGCAGCACATGACGCCTCCGGCCATGTCGGCGTCGCGGACCAACGTATCGAGCCAGCCCTTGGGGACGACCGTGTCGCTGTTGAGCTGGACGACGTCACCTTGTACGAGATATAAACCTATATTGAATGCCTTCGTAAACCCAAGTGGTTTTACCGAGGCGTGAGATTGGGTGAAGAACGATACAAGGCGATCTGCCAAACGGCAGCGAAATTCTATGGGGTTGAATCCATTCGCCACCACCACCCGCTCGCCGAACTTGCACAGCCCATCCGCGTCCGCCTCCAAGCTGTCCAGGCAGCGGTGCACCACGGCCTCTCCGCCGGGCGGAACGTAGATCGGCATGATGAGGCTAATGGTCACCCTTCGTCTCCAAAGAACCTCCCACTCGCCGCCAAGCTGCACCCCGTCGTCGATTCAAGCTGTTCCGTACCAGCCAAATCCCGAACGGACGTCTCAAAATCCACAGTCGTAGGGTAGTCCGAAAACTGGCACACCTGCCTATCAACTTCACCGCCCGCTCGCGGCACGTAGTCAATCGGACAGTCGAACATCTCCGCCACTTCGCGGATACTGCGGCCGTGGCAAGATCCAATCTCGGTAATGCCATCCCGGTCAGCCGCTGCAACAATCGCCCGCACGGCGTCCGTGTAGTGGATAAAGTCCCGCACTTGGCTTCCATCGCCGGTGACAGTGATGCGGCCCTTGGTGCGTTTCTGGTCCATGAACGATGGGATGACGTTGCCGCTGGATGGCTTGTGGCGGGGCGAGCCGTAGACGCAATGCAACCGGATAATCGAGGTTGATATTCCGAAATAGCTAGTGTAGTGTTCGCAGTACCGCTCCCCGGCGTATTTCTCGATGGCATAGGGGAGCGTTCTTGTGTAATGGACGATGGCCGAAGATACGAAGACCATCTTCGCCTTTCGCTCCTTGCAGAACTCCAGACATTCGACTGTCAGATTTGCGCCATTGTTCAAAGATTCTGCCGGATGCTCAGTAGCCTTTCGCACGCTTGCTTGCGCCGCTAAGTGAAAGACTACGTCGGATTCAATCTCCATGTCCACCGTCAGATTGGCGACATCCAAGCAGCGCACGCCGTGTTTGTGCAGAATGTCGACCGAGCATACATCATGCCCTTGCTCCACCAGCAGGTCGCAGACGTGGCTGCCAATGTGTCCGGCTCCGCCGGTGACGAGACACTTCATAGGTCCAGCCAATCAGCCAATTCTGCGAGTACCAATGGTATTACACCGAATAGTACGAAGAAAAATCCGCACACCAACCCTAGCATCAAACACACTTGCCAGAATTCAATTAGAAAGCTCATGCGAAAAACGGATGGACCCACTCGCCCACCCACTCCTTCTCCTTTTCCTGAATCGCTTCCATCACATTCCACGCCATCAGCACGAATACATCCGCCTCAATCTCTTCCCGCTTCCGTACAGGCAACTTGCTACCCGGTGCGTACTTGCCCTGCTTGGAAGGCATGTCGTCAATCAGGCACTCCATGAACTCGCCCGCCCCCGTGTAGTTTAGCATCGTGTTGCCCTTGGCCGGAGCACCGTAGCCCACGATCCGCTTCCCTTCGCCCTTCAAACGATCAAGTCGTCTTCGGAGTCGATTACGCTGGTCCTCAACTCGGCGAGTGACCTGCTTGTATTGCAGAGGGTGAGTGCGTCTCCGCTCAACGTCAATGTTCTTGTAGTAGTCGTGCTTGTCCGTTCGCTCTCGCCCCGCAAAGGCCCGCAGCGACGTGCCCTGAACGTCGTGCAACTGGACCTCGCTGATAAACAGTCCGTGCCGCTCGAACAGCGTCGACAACGCCGTGGTTCCAAACAAGGAAAGATGCTCGTGATAGACAGAATCATACCAGCCTCGCTCCCATAAGTCCTCGGCCCACGGTAGTTCGATGACGGCAATTCCATCGTCCGTCAGCAACAGCGACATGCCGGCCACGGCGTCATTCAAGTCCTCAATGTGAGCAAAGACGTTGTTGGCCAGAATCGCGTCCGCCCGGCCGTCTCGGGTTTCAATCTCCCTCGCCACCTGAAGTGACCACAACGCCCTTTGCGTCGGCACGCTCGCTGGAATGTTCTCTGCCGGGTCTATTCCAAGTACCGTGTGATTGCGGCAGGAGAAGTATTCGAGTAACAGGCCGTCATTTGACCCAATCTCGACAATCGAGACCATGCGACCCGTTGGCAATCGCCGCATCACGTCATCAGCGTACTTCCGCCAATGCTCGCCAAGCGTGGCAGCTCGTGACGAGTAGATGTAGTCGCTGAAGATTTCCTGGCGGTCCACGACAATCGATAGCTGCAAGTGAATGCATGCCGCGCAGAGCATAAGCTCCAACGGATACACAGCCTCGTCTTGTTCGGGAGACGACAGGAACGAATTGGCGAGCGGCTGTTGGCCCAAGTCGAGGACCTTGGTCAATTCGGTCGAGCCGCAGATGCGACAGGCGGTGGAAGGGGTGAAGGGGATCATGCGGTATCCCTAGCTGCGGCTTCTAATACTTTTTTGGCCTTGATATCACTCCGTGGATGTTCGTCCTCATTGAACGCTGCATACCTCTTGCCTGCAAACGCATCCCGCAGCCGCTTCGCAATCCCATTCTCCATCGCCCGCGGCGCATCCGACCCCAGCACAACACTCCTCTCGCTACGCTCACTCGGCGGACCGTCCGCGTCGTACTCAGCGTTCTCTGGCTGCGCCTCAAGGCCGTGCACCATTGCGTTCTTTTCAGGACCACCTGAGTCACCGCCACCGAATCCACCGCCCATCGTTCCCGGCGGCGGCTGAATCGACTTCTGTAGCGCCGCCATGTCGAGCACCTCCGCGCCAGATTCTGGCACCGGAGTACCCAACAAATCCCGCACGTTTTGCGCATCGATCTTGAGGCCCATGTCGTAGGCCATCTTGATCGCATTCAGCCGCGTCTCGGCGTCCGGCGTCTCAGTGTCAATTCGGAAACGGAACCTCGTGTTGGCGTACTGCGGATAATTGAACTGAATCATCGGCAGCAAAAGGTCCGTCGTAATCGTCTCTTCCAATAGCTGCGCATCGTACCGGACGATTTGCATGAACGTGCCAAGCTGCACCTCGGCCAGGTTGCTGCCGAGCCCCGTGGCGGACGCCTCGCTGGTAAGCGTTTGGCCCAAGATGTACCGCTTGATCTGGTGGCCGAAATACTCATTGATGACGGCCTTGAGAGACTCTGCGCCGCCCATGCCAGGCTCGATATGCTCGACCCGATAGAGGGCCGATTGTTCATCCTGCACCATCGGGAAGAATACAATGTTTCGGCTGCCGCCCGATTCACTCTGCCGCAAAGCGGCCTTTTCGATTTCCTCTTTTGCCGTGGGGTTGTGCATCGGGTAGTACCAAACATTGAATCCGAACGCACTCCGCTCCAGGTACTCCATCAAGAGCGACAATGCCTCTTGCTTCTGAATCCACGTCCAATACAGCACACTCCGCAGGCCCTTGCCGTGAATGCGGCCCGCGTTAGTCGGCTCTTCATACTCGCCGTCCTCGATCTGGTTCTTGTGGATAGCCAGTAGCGGCCGCTCCCACGTGTCGAGAAAATACGCCAGCCCGTAGTCGGTCGGCTGGATCTTGCCCTTCATTTGGCCGCGGATGATCGGCAATCCGTCGCCATTCTTGAATGTGGCGTCCTCTTCGTCCTCGCGCTGCCGCTCCCACCGCCTCGCGGAATTCTGCCAACCCGGATAGGCCATGCCGATGCGGATGCCGACCTGGTCCGGCCTGTACGTCCCCAGTCCGTCGTCATATCGAAAGACGATCTTGTCGCCGTTGACGGGAAGCCATTGGTCCATGACGATCCGCATCTTGGGACCAACCCGCTTCCACCGCCACTTGTGCTGGATGCCGTACTTGCCGTACCACGTCGCGTGCAACAGGTTCTCGCGGTATTGCAGGAAGCGGGGGATGTCTTCCAGCATCCGCGTCAACTCCGCAGCCACACCGACTTGTCCCTGGTCCTTTTTGTTCTCCGGCTCGACGTGCCACTCGAAGAGGCAGCAGGCCCGCTGCCGCATCTCGACGCACTCCATGATGGCCGTGTCGTTACGCATGATGCGGGCATTCTCAAACGATTGCTTGAGCGCCTCATCGGACGGCCGGTAGACGCGGGCAATCGACGAAACCGTGCCCTGAAACGTGATGGCATGCGGCAGGATGGACTCGCCCATGTTGATAGGCATGCGCGAGAGGCGTCCTGCCGGATCAAGCGTCGTGTCGTAAAGTGAGAATCCAGGTATCGGCATCTTCAACGTCCTCTATTCGGCGTCCCTCTGTTGGGTGTGCCACGATTCGGCGCACCATCCATCGGAACAATCAGCGGTGCTATCTGCTCCGGCAACGCACTACGCAGCGTCCGCACCTTGCCCGTGCCGACCTTCTGCACCCGCACCGTTCGCGGCACAAATAGCTCTTGGCCAGCACCTGCATACGTTGCCTTCCGTGGCACATAGTCATTGCGGATCGCCACCAGCCGGTAGTCGTGGCGATGGCCACTCCAAGTCCCGCGAATCCGTACATTGTCCCACAGCCAGATGCCTTTCGACGGCGCGTCGTACATCGCCAAAAACTTCTCAGGTTGTACATTCGAGTAGGCGTAAAGGCTGCCGGCTCCGCTGCCAAATTGCGGACCCGACCGATAGCGAACGTAGAGCGTGGACGCATCCACGTCGTAGCCGAAAGACCAGACGTTGGAGGATTCGGCCCGCACCATTTCCTTGGTGATGATTGGGTGATTGGCCGGGAAGCGGCGGCCTGTGCCATCGACCTCGATATCGACGACTTGTCGCTGCCGACCCGTCGAAGTGGACTTGGGAACACCACCCGGATAAAAAGTCTGCTCCGCGCTTGTGACCGGGTCGTCCTCATCAACTGATACTGGCCGTCTGGCAGGTGGTGCAATCACCTGATAACCTTCCGCCTCTAGCCTCGCAATCATTGCCTCCATGCTGTCCGCCACGCCGCCAGTTGTCAGCTTTCGAGCATCCGGCGAGAGCTTCTCGGGAGCCCACGCTTGCAGTAGTCGCACGGCCGCGTCAATCTCGCCGTCGATACCGCTGCCGCGTGTCTTGGCCCCAGGAGCGAGCAATGCCTTCAGCAACCGGCCCATCGGCCCCAGCGCCCCCAGCAGCTCCGTAATCAGCCGGGCCGACTCACCTCCGAACGCCTGATACTTGACGACCTCGCGGACCATGTCTTTGAACGGCATTCCGCTGGACTGGCGGATGAATCCCGCACTGAACCCGTGCCGCGAGTAGCGGTTGAGCATGTCTCCGAAGCGTGCGGCCGACGATACGACCGTCCGCGGCGTATTGATGGCATCCTTGACGTCGCGGACCAGCTTGTACGCCTCAGTCTGGCGAAACGCCTCCCGCGCCACACGCCTTTGCTCGCGGTCGAATTCTCGGAACAGCGGGTTGCGGGACCAGGCCATTTAGCGGCGCACTCCATTCACCATCGCGGCTTGTCGCTGCTGATTGATGCTTCGCTGCACAAATTCTCGAATCGTCTCCACCACTTGCTCGACCGTCTCCGTCACCTTCCACGGCTCGGCACGATCCACCACGTAGATCGCCGTTCTCGCCGTGACTCCATCTGATGCCGAATTATCCAACGCCTCCAGGGCGATCATTGTCTCAATCCGGAAGTAGACCCTCTGACCTGTCAGGTAGTTCGTAAACCAGACCTGAAACATGGCTACCGTCCATTCCTGGCCAACTGTACGGTGCCGCGTGCGCCGTTGACGTGGCGGTGCATCTGGACTGCGTTTCGTTCTGCATGGCGGTGCATCTCTTTCGCGTAGCGGGGCGGCTCCCAACCTTCGATCTTCCGCTCACCCATAATCATATACCTCAGAGCGTCCGGTCCGTGGTCGAATCGCGGAACTGGTACCGGCCTGGCTAGTCCAGGATTAAGGGCCATCATGTTGGGCTGACCGCGCTTCCAACGATAGGATCGCATTTCGCTTATCAGATGCTTACAACGGCTCGATATTTTCAAGAGCGGCTGGTCTGTTTCTCGCTGCGGAGTCAGCAGGTGCTTGATGTAGTAAATTCCCTCCAGAACACTATTCTCGCTCTTGTTGTATCCGACGGTGGGAACACCGTAGAGGTTGAACTCGCGGATGTTACCCGGTGCCGCCGAGTCCGCATGGTTGACTCGATACCCAGGCCGCATGGTCAGTTCAATTTCCTTATGCCCACGCTTTCCATGAATAACCGGCCAGTTCCATTGCTCGCACCGGTCAATCGTCTCATTGATGTGGTCCCGCAAAATCTTCGTTTGGCTGACGGTCCAGTATTCGTCGTAGACGGTCCACGATCCGTCTGCCGGGTCCCAATACGCCCACAGCGTGCAATGGGCATGCTCGCTGGTCCAGCCCCAGTCCGTGCCCATGGCGTGAATCAGAGAATTGTCACGTAATGCACGGTCCTCGATAAACTGCTCGTCGACCATGTGGATCGCCTCGGAGAAACCAGCATAGATCATGCCCTCGAAAACCGCGAAGTCGCCATAGAGCCGCGTCGCGTGCAACTCATCGGGAGTGAAGGCCAGCATCGAATCGATCCAGTCCTGGCCTCCTGGTAGATTCGGCAGATTCTTCAGCGTGTTGGCCTTATAGACCTTCCAGCTTGGAGGGGCTTTTTCAATCGCCTGCTCCATCTCCGCCGAGAGCCACGGGTCGAGCGGCGTGAACTCAATCAGCCGTGCCCCGCGATATTTGTAGTCGCGCAGGCCACGAACCGTCTCCGCACAAAGCACTGACGGCGGCGTCTCGCTAATCCAGAATCCACCCAGCGACGCCCCTTGCAGGGCAGCACGGCCCTGCTCGAAAGTTTTGAACTCAATCACCCAGTTCTTATCCGGGTGACCGCCGCGATCCGTTGGCCACGATTTCAAGACAACAGCTTTCGGTTGATTGCGGACCTTGTTGTGCCAGACGATTTCCTGAATCTCGCAACCTGGGATGAATCCCATGCCGTGGAGCTTCTCGCCCCAGCACACGTTGCAAGTGTTCTCGAACGTGTTCGACATCACCCAGAACGGGGTATTGCGACGCGGCGGCGGTTGTTCCATCAGCATAAACCGAGCCGCCTTGTACGCCGCCGCCACAGACGTTCCCGCTCCATTGCCGCCAATAAGGAACGCGACACCATCCTTGCTATTGCAAAATGACTCCTGCTGGTCGGCTCCTCCCGGTGCGTCCAAGTCATCGGGTCGCGGCCTGAAGCTCAACAAGCCATTGTTGCCCAGCGCGTAATCGAGGTACTCCGCAATCGCCGGATTGTGCGGAGCGACCTCCATTGCCATCTTCACGAATTCCAGGCTGGCCCACGAGCCAGCCCCGATTGTCTTAATCGCCGCCCTCCGATTCATGCCGCGTCCCCGTGGTGCACCTTGAAAGCTTCAACCACTTCGTGAGCCATCTTCTCGGCCAGCTCCTTGTCATCCATGCCGGCGAAGCGAAACACCTTCCTGGCCTCTTCGGACCAATCCAGCATCATCGCCGGCTGCGGCAGGCAGTATTTGGCCAATGCCTCAAACGCCTTGATGTTGCCGGCCATCGCTAATTCCAAGAGCTTCTCGGTTGCTACGGCCCACTTGTCGAGAGTCACGCACCGGCGGAACGTATCGAGATACTCGCGTTCTTTAGGCGTGCCCTTGGGCCTTCCTGGCCCTCCTGGGTGTCCTTTCTCGAAAGGTCGACCTCGCTTTGCGGCCATAACATTTCATCCGCGTTAGAAATGCGGCCTATATTGTTGCCCCAACAGGTTCAATTTCTCCCCTCCGTCTCTTCACGGCCCCAATCTTCTGGCCGCTCACACCAAGCTGGCTGCCGATATCCGCATCGGACATGCCATCATCCACCAGCATGAGAATGCGCTGCTCGACGGTGATGGGGCCGCCAATCTCATCGACACGTTCGGGGCCACCGAATTCCATGTCGACGTCTCCAAACGCGAGCTGCGGCATGATCTCGCCCATTTCCATCCGCTCCGGACGCTGGTGGGCCTCGGCCATGTCCGGGTCGTCGCCCATTTCCAGGCGCGCCCGGATAGAGGCCGTGGTCGTGTCGCGTGCCAGCCGTGTGGCATACTGAGACCAATAGCCACGCCGGTCTTCCGCCTGCTTCCGCTGCGGCTTGCGGGTTTCTGGTCCGTTATACTTTTCTGGATCTGCCTTGGCCCGTATAACGCGGTCTACGTCAGGCTGGTTCATGTTGCCACGCCAGCCGTAGATTTTGGCAATCTGTACGTCGCTGACGCCCTGTTTGACCAAGTCGGCAACAGATTCCAGCTCGCGTTGCGGGACTGTGATCTCGGCCACCATCGCCTTCTTGAGCGCCGCATAGGAGGACCACACGCTCTGACCAGGCCTCCAATTCGGCCGCGGTGAATTGAGCTGCTTCGTGCGATACTCGACCCAGGCATGTTTGAAAGCCCGCTGTGAGCCGGCCGATGTTCCCGTGCCATCACCCCACACGGCCGCGAACAGATTGCGGCAGTTTTCGGGGATGGTCCCGAAGTCGCACGCCGCAATCAGCGTGTCGGCCGCAATCCAGAATGGGTTTTTGGAGTCCACGTCCTTGTCGGCAGAATAGGCGAAGTCTTTGTGTGCGGCCACAAGCTGCGCCACGCAGTTTTTTAGCAGACTCTCTCGTTCTTGTTCGTTCATGGGAAAACGGTTCTCTAGGTTTAATAATACCGGAAACTGAACAGGATATAGCGGTCTTCCTCTTGCGTGTCGCCGAACACGAGCCGGAATTCGCAGAAGTCGAAGATGCCGTCTGGGATCTGATAAGCTCGGTTGGCTTGCACATCGGTGATCGTCGCAATCAACAGCGTTCCGTTAGCCGCTCGCGGGCGGACCCACTCGCCAATGGCCATCTCGCCCGTTTCCAGCTTGGCTGCATTGCGGACCTCGTAATTGACGATCTGGGTTGCCGAGCTGCTCGATGAAGAGCTGCTGGACGAAACGCTAGAGGACGACGAATTAGAAGATGGCGACGCTGAGGATGACGAGGACGAACTGTTTTCAGATAGCGAGCTTCTCGACGAACTCGACGAGCTGGACGAGCTGGACGAATTCGAGGAGCTGGATGAATCGCTCGAAGGGCTGGAGCTGCTAGACGAACTGCTCGACGAGTTTGACGAGCTGCTGGAATTGCTAGAGCTGGATGAATTCGACGACGCCGACGATGGGGACATCGACGACGTGCTCGATTCGCTGGAAGTGCTCGATTCGGAAAACGACATGGACGACTGTGACGAAGCCGACACGGAAGACGCGGAGGATGACGTGGGGCTGCTGGCGGAGCTGCTGGACGAATTGCTGGAAGAGCTGCTATTGCTTGAAGAGGAATTCGAGCTGGCCGACGATGGAGAAGACGAAGACTCGTTCGACAGACTCGAGGCCGAGCTGCTTGAAGATTCTTCAATCGCCGCGTCCCAATCGGACGGCAGTTGAAAGCTGCCGCCTACTGCGCCCTGGGTCATAATCACCCCGGTCACGGTCGCACCTGCCGCGAGCTTCTTGGCAAACTTGACTAATGTCCCCGATGCCATGCTGCACCTCTTCTGCTATCAAATATTCGGATTCAGGTAAAAGCTCCGGACGTTCGTCCACAAGACGACCGCTCCGTCAGTGAGTTTGCCCTGTACATCCCATTCGCCTTCCACGGCCTCGCCGGTAGTGAACCTGTAAGTCACGATTCCGTCGGTCCCGTTTGTTTTGTACGCCAGTTGCGCCAGCAAGAGCGTCTTATCCAGCACCGCGCCACCAGGTTGCTTAAAACGAACCAATACGTCATCCTGCTGAGCCAGGTTTTCGACAGTGGCGCCGGTCTTAAAAAGTAACTCGTATTGGATGGTCGATAGTTCTTGCATCTTTGAATTGTCACGTTCCCGACGGATGCCGAGTCCTCAACTCAATCTGAATTGTACCAGTTACTTGCAACTCGATCTGCATTGTACCGGCCATTTGCAACTCAATCTGCATCACACGGCTGACGTCCAGCTCGATTGTTTCGTACAGGCGATAGTCGATAGACGAAATAAATAGCGATGGCAGTAAAGTCCGATTGGCCAGCATGACCGCAATCCTGGTTGCTGACTCGGAATCCTGATTGTAGACGTTCCATAGTTGGGCCGGAGTCTGGCGTCTGACAATCCGCGGCCGAAAGATGTACGGAGCCCTTCGCAGTCCTGCCAGCCCGACAATCTGCCGACGAGGATTTATCCATTGAGCGGGCGGTGCAAAATCTTTCCATCGAAACGCCGGCACCCTCAGACGGCGGGGTGCGATAGGCTCGATTGCCGTAGTCGGTATGCCGGTATTCGTAATCGGCAAGTTGCGACGCGGGTTCCGCCATTGACGCGGAGGAGCGTATGTCTCCCATCGATAGGGCGGTACTCGCAGTCGCCTTGGAGTAATGACCTCCGTCGGAGTTACCGGCGCGCCAGTATTCGTGATTGGCAACGCCCTGCGAAGATTTCTCCACTGCCGCGGCGAAGCGTATGTCTCCCAACGGTACGGCGGCTTGGCAACCCGGCGGCTGTGGATTTCCGACACCGGCTTTCCGGTATTCGTGATGGGGAGCTTGCGGCGCGGATTGCGCCACTGAGCGGGTGGCGCATAGGTTTTCCATTGATAAGTCGGTATTCGTAGGCGTCGCGGCGTTATGACGTCCGTCGGAGTTACCGGAGCCGCCGTGTTCGTAATCGGCAGCTTGCGGCGTGGGTTTCTCCACTGAGCGGGCGGCGCGTAGGTTGCCCATCGATAGGATGGAACGCGGAGACGTCGAGGAGCGATAGGCTCGATTGCCGTAGTCGGCGCGGCCGTATTTGTAATCGGCAATCCCCGGCGTGGGTTTCTCCACTGCCTGGGCGGCGCGTACGTTGCCCATTGATACGGCGGAGCGCGCAAGCGACGCGGCGATATGACCTCCGTCGGAGTTACCGGCGCGCCAGTATTCGTAATAGGAAGGTTGCGCCTGATATTTCGCCATTGGGATGGAGGCGCGTAAGTTGCCCATCGATAAGGCGGCACCCGCATGCGGCGCGGCGATATAGGCTCGATCGCCGTAGTCGGCGCGGCCGTATTTGTGATCGGAAGTTTCCGACGTGGATTTCTCCACTGAGCGGGCGGCGCATATGTCGCCAACCGATAGGGCGGCACGCGGAGACGGCGTGGCGATATAGTCTCGATGGACGTAGTTGGCGCGGCCGTGTTCGTGATCGGAAGGTTGCGCCTTGCGTTCCGCCAGATACGCGGTGCATAGACTTCCCATCGCCACGTTCTTTTCCGCAGAATGACGGATTGCACCTGCGGCGCGGCCGCCGTTACCGAGAACGGAACATTGCGGCGGGGATTTCTGAAAAGCTTCGGCGCAAAGTCCTGCCACCTGTAAGGAGGCTTGCGGAATACGCAGCCGGTGACCGGCTTGCCAGTGCTGATGATCGGCAGCTTCCGGCGTGGATTGCGCCACATCTTCGGCGCATAGACCGACCACTGATAGGGAGGCGCTCGCAGTCGCCTCGGAGTGATGATCTCGATCGGCATAACCGGCGCTGCCGTGTTTGTAATCGGCAACTTCCGGCGTGATGTATCGCGCCACATCCTTGGCGCGTAGATTTCCCATCTCCACGGCGGCTTCTTCAGCCTCCGCGTATCGAGGACCATCGTCCGCAGCTCGCCACGACCAGTATTCGTGATCGGAATCTTGCGGCGCGGATTTCGCCACTGCCTGGGCGGAGCATAGCTTTCCCATCGATAGGGAGGCACCCTCAACCTGCGAGGCACGATTACAGCTACCGCCGTAGAGGTTAGTGGCGGTGGAACGGACTGCGCTCGGAAGAACTGCGCCCGCCTGTACGGCATGAAATAAACCCGCGTCCGCGTGCGCGGATATTTCCGGCCGAGTTGGAAGTACCCAACTGGCGTCAGGTTGCCATTGCCCTCCCGATAAACAACACGCCTCGAGGCATACGTCACAAATACTGGCGCGCCGGTGTTCGTGATTGGCAGTTTCCGCCTGGACGTGTCCCTCCAGATACGCGGAGGCGCAAAGGATTCCCACCGATAGGGCGGCCGCCTGGATAGCAATACGGCAGGCGTGACCGGCACACCGGTATTCGTGATAGGAAGCTTCCGCCTCGGATTCCGCCATTGAGCGGGTGGCGCGTAGTCTTTCCAGCGGAACGCCGGCACTCGCAGACGGCGAGGCGCTACCATCTCGACGACCGTTACCGGCGCTGCGGTATTGGTAATCGGCAAGTTGCGCCGTGGATTTCGCCATTGACGCGGCGGCGCGTACGTAGCCCATTGGTAGGTCGGCACCCGCAGACGGCGAGGCACGATTACATCGACCGCCGTCACCGGCTTGCCGGTATTGGTGATCGGTATCTTGCGGCGGACGCCCGTCCAGTAGCGGCGGTAAAGTGCTCCGGCCATCCACGCTTACTCTCCAGCAGATCCTATTAGCCGCCGAGTTCCTCAACGGTGGCGACCACCTGAAATGTGATTGAGTCGGCCGGTGAGCTGACCAGTTTAATCATGCAACGCGTGGACGGCGCAAACTCCGGCTGATCTTGTGGGATCGGCAGATAGTTCATGCCGGCCATGACGTTCCATGTCTCCCGGTGGATTACAACCGATGTACCTCCTGTCAAGTCAGTGGTGTTGAACGCCTCGGCGACAATACCTGCCGCCACATCTCCGGATGATACCGGGATGGGGGTGGGCGTCGATCCGCCGGAGCCGGAAGTAGGCGCACCAGTGTTCCGCTCGATGGTGCAAGTCACCTGCTCGCTGGCGGCGTCGCCGGCCTCGGTGCTCTGCGTGATGACGACCTGATGCAGCTTCATCACGGAATCAGACGGGCACAGGATTTCAAGGAAATCGCCAGCGGCTGTTTCCGCACCTGAAGCTTCAATTGTGTAAACACGTCCCATGTCGAATCTCCCATTGGTTAAGGAAAGGAAAACAGTTCTGTTAGCGAATAATATTAAGGTCTGGTATTCTGTGGTGCAAGTTGGGACGCTTGCGGCGCGGCGGGAAGCCGACGATGATGGCGGCGACCGTAAATGTCGGCGTGGCAACCGCCCCGACGCCCCCAACGAGCGCCGTGCCGGGCACGGTTACGGTGATCGTTTCCATGGCCGTAATATTATACGTCGCAAACGGATCCCATGTAATTGTGACTACCGTATCGCTGGTCCTGACTACACCTCCAAGGCTTTGCAGGGCCTTGGGAACTAAGTCCCAGCCGAGCGTCTCCGACTGGGCTGAGTCGCACCCTGCAATAATCTCATCCCGCTGCAAGTCAAACGATGCCGCGCCAGCGGCAATCCACTGGCCATCCGTCAAGGTAATAATCAGCGTTTTTCCACCGGTCACGATATCGGCCTCAGTCACCGAGCTAGTAATCGTCCCGGTAATGGCCGCCGTCATCAGCGGTGGGATGCCCAGGTGGATAGACTGAGAGTTGACTGCGGTGTCATGGTCCCACGTTGTCGCCCCAGTAGTCGTCCCAGCGCACGTAGCTGTGACGATACCAACGCCTCCACCAGCAGCGGTGTTTACAGTCTGGTCGATCTGCTCTGTGATGCTCGCGAGATTCGCGTTGGCGTAATTGCTCCCGTTGGTAGTGTCGTTTGCGTCGTCTGTAAATCCAATAGCCTGAATAATTAGTGAGTTGCCGACAACAGTGATACCAGACGTTGAACAGCCGGTTTGTGTCGTCCCGTGATCCGATTTAGCTCCAACCACGGTATTTGTAATTGCAGCCAGCCCATGTCCGGCAATGACAATCATCGCCCCGGCACAATGGTCTCCGACGCCGTCTACCGTGACATTGCCCTCACCCGCGCCAGCAATCTTGCCAAATACAGTAAGCGTGGAGACTCCAGGTATACCAAGCTCTACCGTTTGCTGATACAGGCTTGTCCAGCCACTTGGGGTATTCGGGGTTCCGGCTGCGGTAGACGAACCCGTACTCTCCATGATGATGTACATGGCGTTGCCGGCCACTGGCGCAGACCCGCCAGTCGGGACAGCCGCCGTGAAGCTAGTCGTCCCACTCCCGAATGCACCTACGCCACGTACTGTCGGAGCAGACATCTAGCTAGCCCATCTCACGATAGATAATCTCGGCCGTCAAGTCCGTGCTGTTGGCGATCGCGTCAATCAAACGCAACCCAACCGTGTCACTCGGCTTGATGATGTTCCGCTCCTCCGGCAGCGGCGTGTACTCCCAACCGCCGCCGAGCTTGTTGTTTCCGCCACTCTTAATCGAGTCGCCGCTCGCGTCATAAGTTGGCTCGCTCGCCGTAACGTTCAGCTTGGCCGTGCATGCGCTGGCCGCGTCTCCTTCCTCAGTCGGCTTAGGAGTGATCGTTGTTGCCGTCGGCGTACCCAGCGTGGCGATTCGATTCAGCTCGGCGTAAATCTGCTCGGACGTGTCTTCATCCTGGTCCGTGATGCTGGCCGATAGAATCTCAATCACCGCCGTTGCCGGCGTCGTGATGTACAACAGCGTTTTGGCAGTGGTGACGCCGCTGATGGTGCCGGATGCTCTGTAAACTCCTCTCATGCTACTCTCCTTGATCTGCGGATGATGGTGTTTCTGCCGTCGTCAAATTGGTCGATAAGCAATCCCATTGCCAGGCGTTCCGTAGCTGTCTGCGACCACGATCCACCATCAGTTCTCGTTGTTAAATGAATGTTTTGTCCGCCGCAAAAGGAATCCATAATTGCTGCCGCATTAACGCCAAACCCCATAGGCTGAACATCAGTCGCCGTCTCGGGAAGTATTGTCAGCCTGTAAGCGGCATCCTTCTGCAGCGTCACTGCGCTTGTAAACCTGCAATGATAATTATTCCCATCCGTAGACAATATGATGTCTTGATCCAGTGAAGGTGTTTGTGCCAACACTGTACTCCCATCACTGTCGTATAATTTATATCGCATCGTGCCACCGGCCGTGGGGGAGCACTTGGCCCACGCTCCAATTGCCCTGCACTTGAATGGCAAGCTGAGAATGAGTCCTTTCTCATCAGGAGTGCTGCCTGAATTATACGAGACCGCAGTTATAGAAGTTATTGGATAAACACCATCGGCAACCCCATAACTTCCATCATTGTATTCCAGAGCTACTAGTGGTGTACCGGTATTCGTGGCCTTTGCCCATGAGGACGTGAAGTGAGCAGTATACGGGAACATATACTCATCGAACCTCGCCCGGCCTATCTCCATGTTGCCACCACTCGGAGTGACAACAACAACGGCAATTATGTCTCCCTCCGCTACAACCGCACCAGCAGTAAGAGATTTCAGGAACCAAGTATTGTCGTTCGCGTCTGCAATTACCTGAGCCCCGTTAGTGTTCGTTGCCCACAACGTACCTGTTGGAAATCCATCACCTCCAACTGTCTCGATTCTCACGTCAACCGTAGCCCCCGTTGTCACCGTTCGAGTGGTAAATCCAACTTTAGAAATTGTACCGGCCTTCGGGACAGTAAAAATCATCCCGGCCTTTTCATTAGCCGCGTCCAACACGAACGTACCAAAAGAACTGTTTTGTGTAGACCAGAACAGGGACGGGAAATAAATTGGGCCGGTAGATACAAGCATCAGATCACCGTCACTTCCACGGCCTCAAAGGCATCCGTAACATCCACACCTGTCGTCGGGTCATTTGAATCATCCTGCAATCCGTCGTAGAGCAGATGTTTGAATTCATGCTTCGTGACAGCATTCAAGTTTGGATTCTGGCCTTTGATAAACTGGTACGCCTCATTGAGAATCGCCTTGCCAACCTCCTGCTCGATCGCATTGCCGTTCTTGATCGCCTGCACGGCGATGCGGATCAGCGGCGCACGAACTGCCGGGTAGCGGATGAAGGCCCGATCGAGAACGGTCGCTTTGCCTGCGTTGACTTGAGCGGTAGTAACGGCCATTGATACCCACCTCCTACACAATCACCAGCACATCGTTTTCCGCCGGAGCAACCGTCAACCCGCTAACCGTCAGCACCCCGCTGCCATTCGATTCAGTAATGTCCGCCTGCTTGCCGCGCAAGGACGCCGTCAAAGTTGACGATGGAAATAGCACGATCCTGTTTTTGAATTGAGATTGCACCGTAGGCGCAGGCGTCAATCCGGAAGTTATGATATTCGTCACGCTCGAGCCGGCCGCCACGGTCCCAATTGCCATCGACAGACCGGCTCGCTTCATGGCCGCCACGGCATCCGCATTCCCATCTACCTGCTTCAAATTGGCCGCTAGATTCTCCACGTTCAGGTCGACCTTGTGCTGAGCGAGGTCATTGCCATACGTGTCGATATGCAGTGTCTTCGCGCTAAAGACAATTGGAACCGTCTGGTCTTTGATGACGACGTGCGCCTGGCTGGCAGTCCTTTCGGCGGCCGTGAGTGTGAGTGCATAAACACCACTTCCAACAGCCGCCGGTAGATTGATCGTGTTGGCCAACGCCCCGCCATCCTTCGACAGCTTCACATCTCCCGCCTCAAACGTGATCCCGGACTTCGGCTCCCCGGTCGCTGGATCGTAGAGCGTAAATACCT